GTTCTTGCCGATGAGTATGATGCAGAGATTGACGCCGTAGATTTATTGCCCGAAAGTGAGGTGATGGCTGTGACGGTAGCTGAGTTTATCAACAAGGTTGGCTTTAAGGTCAACGAAGGCGATGTCAAGAAGGTCAACAACACAATCAGCAATATCAAGCAGACCGCTACGAAAGTGCTCGGTGCTATCGGCATCGGCCTCAGCTTTACGGCTGTAAACGCACTGGTTGAAGAGTTCGGACGAGTAAACGAGCAGGTTAAGAACTCGACCGCTGCTCTCGGAGATCAGGCAGAGATCCAGAAGAAAATCATGCAGTCCGCCCGCGAGACGCGCAACAGCTATGCCGCGACCGCAAGCGTTATCTCTGACCTCATCCATGAAAGCCCAGAATTGTTCGGGAATATCGACGAGGCCGTTAAGTTCAACAACGCAGCGACGATGCTGTTCAAATCTGCCGGCAAGACGAACGAAGAAATCGCCGGTTTGATGGAAGCAATCAACAAGTCCTTTGCAAAAGGTTATGTTGACAGCGAAACCATGAGCCAGCTTTTGGAACGTTCGCCAGAAGCGGTTGAGTTGCTCAATAAACGGCTCGGTACGACATCTGCCCAATTGGAAGAGATGGCATCTTCGGGGGAGATGACGGTCGCTGATCTCAAAGCGGCATTCGTCGATAATGCGGAGACCATCGAACAGAAATTCGGAGATGTTCAGTATCGGGTCACAGATGCTCTGACAGTCATACGAAGCGAGTGGGGGCTGTGGCTAACGCAGATGGACTCTACACTCAGCGTTACGAATACAGTGGCAAGGGCCATCACAAAGGTTTCGGATGTCGCGCTTGGTGCTGCAACCCGTATCAGAAATGCAGTCCAATGGTTGAACGATAAGCTGGGTGGTGGCAATAACCTGCTCAAACTTGCCACCATCTCGGTCGGTGCTTTTCTTGTGGCCAGCAAGGCTGGGAAGGTCATCACATTTCTGACGGGCGCGGATGGCTTGCTCGTAAAGATCAAGACCAGGCTTGGAGCTATTCAGCTCAAGACGGTCGCTATCGCAGCAGCCATCATCCTGCTCGCCCTGCTGGTTGAAGACTTCATCAACTTTATGCAGGGCAATGATTCGCTGATTGGCGAATTGCTCAGCAGAGCTGGAGTGGACGTTGACCAGTTTCGCAAGAACATCATCAAGATATGGAACAACATCAAGGCGGTACTTGCCGCCGTCTGGCGCGGCATCCAGAATGTTGCCATCCCGATTTTCCAAGGCATCTGGTCTACCATCAAGGCCGTGTTCGAGGCCATCGGGAAGATTATCGAAAAAATCGCTCCGGGTGTCGCAGACTTCATAGATCAACTCGCCAATGGAGACATTGACACGGCGCAGTGGGAGGCACTCGGAGAAGCGATTGCCGCCATTGCCGCCATCGTCCTCGGAGTAGTTGCGGCGATGAAGGTATTCGCAGCGGTACAGGCAATCGTCAACGCAGTAACGACGGCATTCGCAGCGGTACAGGCAATCGTCAACGCGGTAATGATGGCAAACCCAATCACTTGGATCATCCTTGCCATCGTCGCCCTGATTGCCATCATCGTTTTGTGCATCAAGCATTGGGATAAAATCAAAGCGGCGTTTATCAGCGCATGGGAAGCCATCAAAGCCGCATGGGGGCAGGTCGTTGACTTCTTCAAAGGCGTCTGGGACGGCATTGTTGGTGTGTTCAGTGCGGCCGGTGAATGGTTCGTAGGCGTGTTCACGTCAGCATGGGAAGGCATTAAGAGTGTATTCAGCACGGTCGGTGAGTTCTTCTCTGGCATCTGGAATACGATTGTCAGCCTGTTCACGAACATCGGTACTGCGGTCAGTGACGCCATCAGCGGAGCTGTTAAAGGTGCCATCAACGCCGTCCTGAGCGGAGCCATTAACATCATCAACGGTTTCATCAGTGCAATCAACTTTGCCATTGGTATCATCAGCAAGATTCCGGGCGTCAGCATCAACAAGCTGGATAAGTTGGAGGCTCCTCAACTGGCGCAGGGCGGTTATGTTCGTCCGAATAATCCGCAATCGGTCATCATCGGTGACAACAAGCGTGAAGGTGAGATCGTATCGCCTATCAGTAAGATGCGTGATACCGTTCTGTCTGCTATGCAGATGTTTGCAGCTTCCGCGAGGCCGCAACCGGCGACCGTGTCCAACGTCACCGGCAGCAGTAGTGTCAGCAAGAGCATCGTACAGAACGTGAATATCAACAACAAGTTCGAGGGCGACCGCGCCGGCCAGCAGAAGTCTGCTACCGCAATGAAGAAGGCGGAGAGCGATATTACGAAAGAGCTGGCTCACGGCTTGGCCTATGCAAGGTGAGGTGAGGTAGATGTCCAAAGCAAGACAGCCCGTCTCGGTTGCCGGCATCGAGTTCGACGCTCTGATTTCGGAAAGTAGAAGCTATGAAGCGACTGTACCCGAATATTCCGTCGAAAGCGGTGTTTACGTCAGCGATGACATCATCCTCGGCTCCGAGAAACTCGACATGACGCTGTATCTGACGGATACGCCTGTCACATGGCGCAGCCACGCAGGTAGAGGCAGGGTCGAAGCGGTCGTGCAGCAACTTGAAGAGCTGTACTACTCCAAATCGCCGGTCACGGTGATTACGTCAGAGAAAACCTTTACCAGCATGGCGATCAAGAGTATGACCATCAGCAAGACGTTTGAGAACGGGTATGCGCGAGAAATTCCGATTTCCTTCCAGAAAATCCGCATTACGTCCGCAAAGACTACCTCCATCCCGGCAAGCTATGGGCGCAGCGGAAAGACACAGGCTGCTGCGGGCACGGCAAACACATCCAACGGAAGTTCCGGTTCTGGCAGTGGCTCCGGCGCAGGCAGTGGCTCCGGCGCAGGCAGCTCGTCTGGAGGTGGCAGCAAGTCAAGTATCCTATACGGTGCCGCCAATAGAATGGGTCTACTGAATTAACGGAGTGAGAGTATGGAACTGACAATCATTGAAGTCCCCGATATGAACGACAGCATGAGCCGTATCGTTCTAAACGGAAAGGCATATCTGATTCGATTCACTTGGAATGAAGCTGGCGGCTACTGGAAATTCGGCTTGTATAACACGCAGAGCGAACCGATTGTCATTGGCATAAAGATTGTGCCACGGTATCCGCTGAACCTGTTCTATGGAGTAACTAAACTGCCGGATGGCGTGTTCGGAGTGCAGACAAAGCTCGACCACATCGGGCGCAATGATTTCATAGACGGAAAGGCGCAGTTCGTATTCTGCCCCGTCGAGATTGAAGAATGATGTCCTTTGGACTGTCCCATGAAATGTCCGTGGGACTATCCGTGGACACGTCTGTGGGACTATCCGTGGACACGTCTGTGAGTAGTCCAAGAAAACCGCATAGGACAATCCATGGAATATCTGGTATTGAACGTACGCCAGCCAGAGTTGGCTGATGATGCTCGGACTGACGCTGAGATAGTTACAGCAGGAATAGGCGCAAGGAAAGCCACGATTTTGGTATGGAAATGAATCTTTTCTGACATTTCTTTCGTGTCCGATGGAACATCCGTGGACATTCCATTGGACAATCCAGTGGAACATCCGCAGACAATCCGCGGTAACCGTCACCGTCACCGTCACCTACACCGTCACCATTATAGAATAGATACTAACGTATCTATTCTTCGTGCGTTTTTTCTTTGCGCTGAGTATGTGTTTTTACAGGAGGGAGGCAGACCTGTGAGCAATGCAAACTTTGACAGACAATACAGGCTCTCCGCTGGCAAAGCTGGCGGCATTGGCTTTGAGATCGGTGGAACTTCCAAGAGTCAGCCTGTTCCGCTGCATATCAACTTCTCCCTTCAGAAAAGCGACCTTGAAACGCAGAATACTGGGCGCATCACCGTCTGGAACCTGAATAAGCAGCACATCGCCACTCTTGACGAGAAGGACTGCGCCCTGTCACTGAAGGCGGGGTACGGCAACCGGATGCCGCTGATTTTCGCCGGTATCGTTTCGAGCGCAACCACAACAAGAGATGGAGCAGACCGAAAGACAGAGATCGAGGTCGTTGACAATCTCGTCGAGATCCGTGATACCTACGTCACGATTTCGTACACCGGCAGCGTCAACTGGAAGACCATCATGGATGATGTAGCGAACCAAATGGGCGTTGCCGCAACCTACTCGTATAACGCAACCTTTTCCGACATCCCGAATGGCTTCAGCTTCGTCGGGCAGGCGCGTGACATCATGACCAAGGGATGTAACTGCTGCGGACTGGTCTGGAGCCTCCAGAATGGTGTCATGCAGATCAAGAAGCCTGGAGACACAATGAGCAGAGAGGTATACGTCTTATCTGAGGACTCTGGTCTGCTGGGCATCCCAGCACGAGTGACGGAAGCCGCGACACAAGAAAGCTCGACTCCCGAAATCGGATGGGACGTCGAATACTTCCTGAATGGCGCAATCAACATCGACGACTATGTCAAGCTGGAGAGTGAGAAAGTGAAAGGATATTTCAGGGTATACTCCATCGAGATGTCCGGCGACAACGTCTCCGGTGACTGGATTTGTAAAGCGAGGCTGAAAGAGGTGAAGTCAAAATGATGCAGGAGTTCGTTCAACAGGTTTCGGATACTGTGAAGCGCGGCATCCGCGGCATCCATACCGCCATGCCGGGAAAGGTGCTGGCGTTCGACCCCGGAAAGTGCGTAGCGACCGTCCAGCCGGTTATGAAGTTCAAGAAGCCGGATGGGAAGACCATTGATTTCCCACAGATTACGGGAGTGCCCGTGGTGTTCCCGCAGGGTGCTGGGCAGAACGCAACAATCGCGTTCCCGGTCAAGGCGGGAGATGGGTGCTTGATCGTTGTTGCTGAGCAGAGCCTTGACTATTGGCAGTATGGGCAGGAAACCGACACAGACCTCGCCTTCGACATGACCAATGCCATCTGCGTCCCCGGCCTGTTCGTACAGGCAAATGCGGCGGTACAGGCTGCTTGTGCGGAGAACGCGGTCGTTATCAAGGTAGGTGGTACGGTGCTGAAGGTCGGATCGGATGGCGTAACAATTACCGGAAAGCTGACAGTGAGTGGCGAGGTCACAGGAAATGGTGTGGCACTCAGCACCCATATCCACACCGGTGACGACGGAGGGAAAACGTCATCCCCTCATAAGCAATTTTAAGCCAGCCTGCGGGCTTTTCTTTTTTTTGACACAAAAGTACCAACTGCGAGCAGAATACATCATTCCTGAAATGGTAGGCTGATTTCGCGGTGTTCTCAGGAGGGAGGGGAACGGTATGCTGGACATCAAGCTCAATGCTGATGGAGACTTGGATGTGAACGCATTCGGTGACATCAGCACAACGGAGAGCGTGCGACAAGCGGTGCTGATCCGCCTCCGCTGGATTTACGATGAATGGCGGCTCGGACCCGAATACGGATTCCCGTGGTTCGAGGAAGTGTTCGTGAAGAACCCAAATACTGTCAAAATCAAGCAGCTAATTCGTGAGGAGATCCTGAAAGTCTCGGAAGTAAGAGCTGCTGAGGTCATGAAAGTTGACTACGACCCGGCGAAACGAACGGCGAAGTTCTACTACACTGTGAAGGTCGGGGAAGAAACATACAGGGAGGAGGTAACGCTGTATGGCTGATTACGGCTTGACCCCGCAGGGACCGAATATCAAGAGGCTTGATGTCATTCTCAACGAAATGCACCAGCAGCTCAGTGAGAAGTGGGGCGTCAACACCAAGCAGAACCCGGAATCACTGCTGAACCACCTTCTGACCAACATCGCTGACCAGATCGCAGAGCTGTGGGAATTTGGCGAGGATGTCTATCACTCTCAGTATCCGTCGACCGCTGAGGGTACGAGTCTCGACAATGCGGCGCAGTATGGCGGCTCCACCCGTGAAACGGCAGCAAAGTCGTATTACCCCATCCATTGTACTGGAACGGACGGAACCACGCTGGCTGTGGGCACAATGATCGCTTCCGATACAAACCCGAAGACAAACCTATCGTTGACGGAATCACGGACAATCACTCGCACATCCTTCAACAAGGCGAAAGTCAAGATGACCACGACTGAGATGGATGACGCATATACGGTGGCACTCAACGGCGATGTCTTCTCCTACGAACCGAAGCTCGGCGAGCAGCCAACCGATGTCCTGAAGGGGCTGACCGCTGCTATTACGAGCAAAGAGTTCACGACATCAGTCGACGAGACAAATGGCCTTCTGCTGATTGACGCGGTCGATAAGGCATCCAGCAATGTCCTGATCCTCAGCGAGAATCTGACCACCGAGACAGTTACCAGTATCATCGTTTTCGGAACGGTAGACACTGGAGACATCCTGCTGCCTGACGGAGTCATTACACAGATTGTGAAGGCTGACGCAGGACTGCTGGAGGTCGTCAATATGTGCGGCTACATTGCGGGACGTGACGAGGAAACCGATGCCGAGTTCCGCCAGTCTTACGCAGACAAGATTTTTAATAGGTCATCCATGATGCTTGAAAGCATCAGGTCTGCCATTCTGAACAACGTACAGGGTGTCGTGAGCGTTGCACCGTATGAGAATCCGACCAACGTGGAGGACGCATACGGCAGACCGCCGCATAGCATCGAGATTGTCGTCGACGGTGGCGATCCGGTGCAAATCGCACAGCAGATCCTCGAAAAAAAAGCTGGCGGCATCCAGACATACGGAGATACGTCTGTCTCGGTGGCTGGCGCATACGACGAGGACATCACGATTCGCTTCAACCGACCGGCTCGGGTCTACACTTGGTTCCATCTCGGCATCACGCTGAACCCGTCGGAAGCTCTGCCTCCCAACTATGTCGATCTGCTGCGGAATGTCGTTCTGGAGAATATGGACAGCCAGAACGCTGGGCAGGACGTTGTCCCTCAGAAGTTCATGGCTCAGCTCTACAAAGCGTGTTCCGGCATTAGCTACATCGACATCAGACTCTACGCTACGGAAAGCTCCGCAGAGGAGCCGTCCGAGTACCCCGACCACAGCAAGAACATCACGGCACGGCAGCGGGCGTACACGACAGAGGCGATGATCGAGGTGGCGATTGATGGCTGATTATGTAAACGCTCTAAAAAAAGACCTTGTCGAACAGTTCCGAGGCAAGGCAAATATCGAAGCCCTTGTGGAAGTGATCGGGCTACAGTTCCAACAGGTCTATGAATTTTACGATCAACTTCGCTACAACAGAGACGTCTATACCGCTGTAGGAAAGAACCTCGACGGTGTAGGCGATATTGCTGTCCTGACCCGCATGGAGGCGGCTCAAATTGCAGGCGATCCGATTCCGTTCGAGGTCATCGATGACGAGAGATACCGCCAGTACCTGATCTACAAGATACTCAAGAACACCTGTGACTGCACCTACCCGGACATCATCAAGGCGTTTCGGATGTTCTGGGATAAGCCGCTGTACTACACCGAAGACCCAGCGTACCCCGCAACCATGATCTTCGACACAGGTGAAATGGATGGCACGGTCAACACGACCCCTCTTTTCAACACGCCGTTGCTTCGTGCTGCTGGCGTAACGCTGAAGCTGTATGCTCGGACGAAAACGCCGATGGATCCAGCGAAGCTGTATATCCTTAGCGGTCTCGGCTTTGCCGTTACGGAAACGCTGTTGCCGACGTTTGAGAGAGATATTGACTATGTGGCTCACATCTATGTCGGCAGCGGGCATCAGACCATTTCGGAGGATAGGCTTCCCGGCATTGAACGGGATTACAAGTTTGGCTTCAAGCTGTACCTCGGCGCAGGGCTTCAGGTAGTATTGGAAAGCACAATGCCTGAGAAGGTCTGCGAGGAGTCCAATGACGTGCCTGTCACCGCAGGAAGTGCGGTACAAAGCGTGCTGGAAACTCGTATTGCCGATATTGGTGATATGCCGACGAAGATGACCTTACCACAGCAGCCCGCCGTTAAGCGGACGAAGCTCCAGAACCTCAAGGCTGAGACTGAACGTCTGAAGCGCGAGAGCACAGCGAAAAGGAACAACAAAACGATTGAAGGAGGAACACAGAAATGAGCTACTATGGCGGAACTGTAACGGTCGCCGGCCGAAATCTCATTACGAGCCTCATGGCCGGGAAGACAATTGAGTTCACCCGCATCATGGTCGGCTCCGGTTCCATGCCGGAAGGCGTCGAGCCTATCGACATGGTCACGCTGGTCGCTCCGGTTGCGGAAGGTGTTGCGTCTGTCCCAACCGTGGAGAACAGCGTGCTGAGCATGGTGGTCGAATACCGCAACGACCTGAACGGCGGCTTAAAGGAGAGCTTCTGGCTCCGTGAGTTTGGCGTGTTTGCTAAGACGGAGGACACCGAGGAGATCCTGTTCTACTACGCAACGCTGGGTGACAGCCCGCAGCCGGTCAATGCCTATAGGGACAACCGCATTGACATTAGGCGCTATCCAATTTCGATTGTCCTTGAGTTGGATGCCGACGCCAAGATTACCTACAACCCCGGTGCGTTCATCACGTCCGCCGAGGCCGAGGAGCTGGTGCGGAAGATGGTTCAGGAGGCGGTCGGCGGTGTCGGTGCCGCAATCATCAAAGACATCACGATTCCCCACACTGGCTGGACATGGCAGGAAGGGAATCCTGATGAACAGGGCGAGACGAACATGGACGAATATTGCAACTATGTCGATGTTCCGGTCGAAGAAGCTACGGAAGCGCAGTTTCCGAGCGTTGCCCTGCATAAAGCAGCCCTTGAGACTGCAAAAAACGCTGGCCTTTGCCCGACGGTGCAGACCCTTGCCGGTGCTCTGCGCTTCTGGGCAAAGAGCAGTCCTGACGAGGATATGGAGGCGACTATCGCCCTTGTATCTCCCGGCTCCAGCAGCAGCGGGGGAGGCGGAGGCTCGACCTATGTGCTGCCTGTGGCTACGGCAACGCGGCTTGGCGGCGTAAAGGTTGGCAAAGGCATCTCTGTGGCAGAGGACGGCACGATCACCGCATCGACTAGCGGCATCAGTCCCGACGACATGGCCTCCACCGAAGACACGGAATCCATGCTGGATGAAGTCTTCCCCTCTGAGGGCGAGAACCCATAAGCAACCGGCAAAGACCATTGAGAGGAGCGATTAAATGGCATACGACACCTCTAAACTCGCAAGCCTTCAGGCTCTGAAAGACACGGCTACCCGTATCAAGAAAGAGTATCTGGTGGCTATCTCCAAGGCGGGTCACGCTTCGTTCCAGAAGGCCGAAGCCATCCCGACCGCGGAGGAGGCACAGGAGAATATCCTGTACCTTGTTAAGAACACCAAGACCAGCCACTACGACATCTACGCTCTGGTAGACGGCACGGTGGAACTGCTGGATGACACCACGGTCAATCTCGACGGTTGCGTGACCGACGAAGAGCTGGCAACGGCTCTGGCTGGTCTGGGCGGCGGCGCACTCTATGAGGGCACGAAGTCCGACCTGTCCGCATCCGACAGCAGCGTCATCGAGGCGTACTTCGCGGCGCACACCGACATTACCCCGAAGTCGGGCGATGTGTTCGTCGTGACCACCATCGTCGGCGGCAAGGAGTACGAGAAGTCTGCGTACCAGTACACCGGTACGGCGTGGGAAGCAATGACCGGCAATGTGGACGCTGACAAGGTCATTATGCGCGAGAATCTTATGCTGGCGGGCGATTACGACCGCATCGGCAACTGGACGAAGGATAAGAACGGCACGGCCACAAAGGAAGTGTCTGGCAAGTCCGTCGCGGCGATCCTGAAAGACCTGACCTCGAAGACCCTTCAGCCGACCATCACGGCAAACCCGTCCATCAACGGCTTCGGTCTGAGCGGCGCGGCTGCGGTGGAAGCCGGCACACGGGTTGCGGCTGCGTCCTATCTGGCTGCGTCCCTGAACCCCGGTTCCTACAAGTACGGTCCTAAGACTGGTACTGGCGTTGTGGCGTCCAACTGGAAGGTTGAGCGTATCACCGATGGCGGCACTGAGCAGGTGGCATCCGTAGATGCTGCGTCTCTGCCTGCTGGTAGCGACAACAACGGCGGCAACGGCTTCATCATCGGCGACGCTGGCGGCGCTAACGCTGTGGCAAGCCTGAAGTACCGCGTGACAGCTACGCACGGTGCTGGTGTGCAGGCCGAGGACAACCTCGGTGGCGCGTCCAACCCCGCTGTTGCGATTGCGGCTGGGTCTAAGACGAAGGACTCCGCTGCGTACACGCCGTTCCGTAACTACTTCTTCGGCGCAACCGCCGAGAAGCCGGCTCTGGACAGCGCGTACATCCGCGGTCTGACCAAGTCCGGCAGGGCATACGCTCCTGGCGTCATTACCGTCAACGTTCCCGCTGGCGCGAATCGCGTTGTGATCGCCTGCATCGCTGGTAAGACCGGTGTAAAAAAGGTCATCAACGAGACTGCGCTGAATGCCGATGTGACCGATACATTCGCCAAGAAGACGGTCGCCGTCGAAGGCGCCAACGGTTACACCGCGAAGGGCTACAATGTGTGGGTTTTCGAGCCGGCCGTTCCGTACGAGAACGCTGCCGTCCTGAAAGTCACGCTCGGTTGAGAGGAGGGAATGAAAGATGGCAGTCATTAACACCCAGAATAGCTACGCCAAGATGGAGTTCCCGCTGACGATCAAGCGGCAGGATGCGTTCAGCATCGACCCCACCGAGATTTGGCCCTCTCTTGAGGCAGCTCAGGAGTACGCGCAGACCAACCCCACAGCTTACGTCGGCCAGAAACTCTCTGTCGTCGTGGATGGTGTGTCCACGCCGTATCAGATCAAGAACGCGGCCGGCGAGCTGGAACCCCTCGGCGGTACGCCTGCGACCGACGAGGAAGTAGCAGAGATGTTTAACGAAGTGTTTAATTCTGGGTCAACCGGGAACTGACGCTGCGGTGAACAAATATTTTTAATCATCATTAGGAGGAAAACGCAATGGCATACGACAACACCCATCTGGTAAAACTGGCAGCCCTCAAGGCTCTGGCTGAGAAGGTCAAGAGCGACTACGCTCTGAAATCCGAACTGACCGCCCTGTCCGGTCGCGTTGACAGCCTCGTCACTGCTGGCGGCGAGCCCAACGTCCTGACCGGCATCAAGGTCAATGGCACTCTGCTGGCTTTGACTGAGAAGATTGCCAACATTCTGATCGCCGAGGGCAAGACCAACGGCACCATCGCCGCCAACGGCGTTGATGTCCCCGTTCACGGTCTGGCTGCTCTGGCCTACAAGTCCAAGGTTGCTGAGAGCGATCTGGCTGCTGCTCTGAAGGCCATCATCGATGCCAAGGCGAAGCAGGCTGACCTGGATACCCTGACCGGCAACGGCGAAGGCTCCATCAGCAAGATGATCGACGCGGCTATCAATAAGTTCGCCACCGATGTGACCGATGACAATGTGGTCAACAGCTACAAGGAGCTGATCGACTGGGTTGCCAAGCACGGCCCTGAGGCGACCAAGATGGCCGGCGGCATCAGCGAGAACAAGACTGCTATCGCCAACCTGAAGAATCTTGTTGGCACGCTGCCTGAGGGTGCGACCTCTACCACCGTTGTCGCCTACATCACCGAGGCGATCAATGCTCTGAGCATTGGTGATTACGCCAAGACCACCGAGGTCACTGCTGCCATCAACACCGCTCTGGCTGCTTACGCCAAGACGAGCGATGTCAACACCGGTCTGGGCAAGAAGGCTGACAAGGTCGCCAAGGCTACCAACGGTAACTTCGCTGCTCTGGATGCTGACGGCAATCTCAAGGACTCCGGCAAGAAGGCGGCCGACTTCGTTTCTGCTGAGGCCGGCAAGCGCCTGATGACCGACGCCGAAGGCGCCAAGCTCAAAGGTGTGGCTGATGGTGCTACCAAGGTCGAGGCGTCCAAGACCAACGGCAACATCAAGATCAACGGCACTGAGACCAAGGTTTACACCGAGCCCTCTGATGTCGTGCATGGTACTATCGCCACCGACAATGAGGTGACCGAGATGCTGAATGAGGTCTTTGCTGCCACCGTCTGAGCGTAATCACAGCGTAGACTGAAACGGGGCGAGGGTGAATCCCTCGTCCCGTGATTATCCATCTTGGAGGTAGTAACGCATGGGTAAATTGACATACATGAACCATCTGAAAGCCTGTGCGGAAGCGGCGAAGAGCTTTACGAACGGTCTAGTAGCCAAGCTGGCGCAGACGGTGACGGATGCAATGCAGGAAATGGAGGATGTGAAAGCCGACAAGCAGAATACGAAGGCAATCACGATTCCGACTACTGGCTGGGGAACCGACGAGAATTCGAAAGATTATCCGAGCTATTGCGACATCGTAGTGGCGGGTATCACGGAGAAAGACCGTGCTGACATTGCCATCGCGCCGAACAGTCAGGCAGCAGCTATCGCCTGCGGGATTTCTCCGACCAACCAGACGTTGGCGGGGAAGATCCGCGTATGGGCGAAGACCGCTCCAGCCGCCGCTATTTCCGCGGAATACTGGCTGAATCAGGGAAAGGAGTAACCGGACGATATGGCTTATGGAACCGTAAATGTCGGTCAGGCTCAGACCGACGACAGCAAGTATCTCACTACCGAACAGGTCGGTACGCCGGGTGGTCTGGCCACTCTGGACGCCAACGGCAAGCTGACCAAATCTCAGCGTCCCGACATCGACGCTTACACGAAGCAGCAGACCGATGACCTTGTCGATCAGGATGTTTCGGCGCACAACGAAGACGCTTCTGCTCACGGCGACATCCGTGCTTCCATTGCGACTGTTGAAGCAGCTGTAAAGGCTATCGAGCTGAAGTACGGCACGGAGATCACGAAGAACCCGTTCAGCGTCGGTTTCACCACTCTGGACGCCGTCAACGTGACCGGCGTATGGAATGAATCGCTGGGCAGGATCGAGTTCTGATGGCAGAGGAAAGCATTTTCTCACACCCCACTGATGAAATTTCCTGCATCATCGGGAACCGGTTCACGGCGATCACGCCTCCGTGCGGCCGCAAGCGCAGTATCGATCTTGTCATCTGAGGTATGACCAACGCTCAGAATTATGGGACGCTGACCGTCAAGAGCGAATGCTGCATTTCCAACGGCGATCCGGTGGAGATCCACCGGAAACTCAACGGGAACCGGACGGTACGGGAGAAGCGCAGGCTTCGCCAGTACCGTAATATCTACAAGCATCAGCATCAGAATGAGGAGGCGGAGAGATCCGGCTCCTTTTCTTATGCCAAACGCTTAACGGAAGCCCTTCCATGGGCTGATTCTTAACTCTTATCAAGGAGGAAAAACGAAATGGCAAATGTGCTTTTGGGCACCAAAGCCGTCGGAAGTACCGTCAAGCTGAACGTCAACGGTGCGGCGAAAGAGTTCATCGTTGTCCATCAGGGCAAGCCCAGCTCTCTGTACGATGACTCCTGCAACGGTACTTGGCTGTTGATGAAGGACATCTACGAAAATAGACAGTGGGGCAGTAGCACCGCATATGCGTCTTCGTCTATTCACAGTTACCTGAACAGTACGTTCCTCGGACTGTTCGAGAGCAACATTCAGGAGGCTATCAAGCAGGTCAAGATTCCGTACTACGGTAAAGACGGGGAAGAGAGCTATTCTGGCGCAGATGGTCTGCCTGCGAAGATCTTCCTGTTGGCTTCAAGTGAAGTCGGTGGTAAAACTACCGCCAAGAAAGATGGCAATGTACTCACCTACTTCGATCAGAACACCGGCAATGATGCCCGCATCGCATACCTGGACGGCAAGGCCACCATCTGGTGGACCCGAACCCCGACCGGCCTTGGCTTATCATATGTGACTTACGTCTCCGCCGCTGGCGTAGCGACAGGGGGCAGCAACAACGCCAGACCAGTCGGCTCGAAAGGTATCCGCCCCGCTTTGATTCTTCCCTCCACACTCTTGGTCTCTGATGACGGTACCGTATATACGAATACGCCCCCGACTATCACCAGTACCAGCGGCGCAAGTGGCGTGAATCTCGGCAGTAAGGCGGCGGCGTTCAGCTTCCAGTACACGGTATCCGACGACGACGGCGATACGCTGACCGTTACGGAGAAGCTGGACGGTGTGACGAAGAAGACGCGCAGCGACATAGCCAGCGGCACCACGCTCACCTTCGAGTGCGCCAGCACCGCGGCGGAGTTCCAGAAGATTCTCAACGGCACCCACACCATCACCATCGAGGTGAGCGACGGCAAGGCGACGGCTACCTTCACGGCGAGCTTCAGCAAGGCGGTCTACAAGGCAATCATTACGCTGAAGACACCGCTGGCGGTGTCCGGTGACATTACGCTGGCGGTCATGTCCGTCACCGGTCAGATTCCGGCTGGTGCGGTCTACAAGGTCGAAGCTACCAACAACGCAAAGGACACCAGCCCGGTGTGGCAGGACGTCACCGAGGAGGGCAAGAGCGGCGCAAACATCGTCTTCACGAACAAGACGGCAGCAAACGGCGCGGCGTTCAACTTCCGCATCACTGTGGAGCGCGGCACGTCCGCCGGCGGATATATCTCCGGCGTGAGCGGCGCGTTCCAGTAAGGAGGGAAAGTCATGGGACTCGTATGGAGAAAGGATGACCTGCTGACGCTGTCCGAGAAGCAGCTCAGCATGGCGAACGAAACCTGCCAGCAGAAGATCTACGCCGGTATCGACGTAGAACTGAGCGGTGGGACGGAGCATTTCTCTCTGGAGACGCACGATCAGGCGAACATTGAATCCATGTTCACAGCCATTACGCTCGGCGCGAAGGAGCAGCAGTATCACTGCGACGGCGGAGAGGTCAAGACCTACTCCGCCGCCGACGTCGTTGTGCTGTACGCAGCCTACAAGAACTTCGTCACGAAGCAGACGACCTACTGCAACCTTCTGAAGAAGTGGATCAAGCGTGAGACGGACAATGCCGTCATTGGCGCCATCCAGTATGGCGACAACTTACCGGAAGACCTGACCGCGCAGATGCAGACTATCCTCGACGCCGCGACGGCACAGCTCACCAGCATCACCGCTGCGGTCAGCGACGGCGCGTTTGCGGATAAGATCTCGTCTCTGGAGAATCAGATGACTGAAACTCAGATGGCATTGTGCGATGTCTACGAGCAGGTCATCACAGCGACTTCAGCTACGGAGGGATAAAGCTATGGCAAGAATTTACGCGACCCTGATTCGCAAGGGTGAGAAGACCATCGAAGATGTTCCGGAGAGGATCCGGGCAGCCGTGGAGGCTCTGCTCGCAGAGGACGCCGTATGAGCGCCCTCCGCGAGTTTTGTCTTAAATATCTGCTGAGAAAGGAGGAAGACGAAATGGCGGTTGTGTACGCTACCCTGATTATCAAGGGCAAGAAGACCATCGACCAGGTGCCTGCTCGTCTGCGTAAGCAGGTCGAGGAGATTCTGGAAGCCTGTGAGGTGGAAATATGATCTCCAAGCGGCGGGAGCTGGTCGTTCTGACCGGCTCCCATTTTACATGAACGCAATCTGGATGCCTCTCGCCATGCAGTTACCCGGTTCACCGGCGAAGAGCGAGTCCAAACCAAGAAACTGTTGAGAGAGGTACGAGAGTATGAATATTGGTGAGATCCTGACGGCCGTGCTGCTGGCAGTGGCCGGCGGCGCGGCAGGAGCGGCCGTTATCAACGGAATCAACGAAAGATGGAAGTTCAAGGCGAATCGCAAGGCCGTGAAGGAAGACCGGGCGGAGGAGAAAGCTGATAAGACCGACGAGCTGACAAAGACGCTGTCCGGTCTTCAGGAACAGCTTGAGCACCTGAAGAACAGCGACACCGCACAGTCGGAGGCTTTGAAGCTGATCCTGCTCGACCGGATTCTCTGGCTGGGGCAGGGCTACATCAACAAGGGGGAAATCTCTTTTGATGACCGCCGCCGGTTCCACGCCATGCACAGTTGCTACCACAGCGGGCTTGGCGGGAACGGCGATGCCGACATCATCGTTGAGGGCGTCGATGCTCTGCCGCTGAAAAAGTAAGGAGGCGGTTTCATGAGCGCCCTGAACATCGTCCTGTTCTGCACCGCCGGATTCCTGCTTGGCGTCGTCATTTCGTGGCTGGTGAGCAACATCGCGTCGCGCATTCGCAATCGCACGGCGCGGCACCGCGTCGAGCCGCAGGCGACCGACAAGAAGAAAGGCATCAAAACGATGGACTTGATTCTGGCCATCATCGGTGTATCGCTTGCCTGGTTCACGCACCGTATGCTCACGCTGTACGAAACAACCGGCGGCATCCCTGATACGTTGTGCCAGTGTGTGTTCGCACTGCTCGGCGGCGAGTGCGGCGTCATGGGGTGGATCAAGACCACCAAGGATAAACAGCAGGATAGGAAATGGGCAAAGGAAGACCGACAGAGGATGGACCGTGAGGCACAGCAGCCTGCGCAGGACTTCGAGCCGTCGTTCACCGCCGAACAGAAAAACTGCGGCCAGTAAAGGAGACAGAAAATGTCGCTGAATGGAAGCACGAATGAAGAGAAAATCTGGAACTACCTGAAAGCAAAAGGGCTGCCCGACTGCGGGATTGCCGGTCTGATGGGGAATCTGTATGCGGAAAGCTGCCTGATTTCCACCAATTTGCAAAACAGCTACGAGGAGTCGCTCGGCTTTACCGATGCCGCCTACACGGCTGCGGTTGATAACGGGACATACCAGAACTTCGTGAAAGATAGTGCCGGCTACGGTCTGGCGCAGTGGACATATTGGAGTCGGAAGAAGAACCTTCTTGATTTCGCCAAGAAGAATGGCAGGAGCATCGGCGATTTGGAGATGCAGCTCAATTTCCTGTTCACGGAGCTTTCAGACGGCTACAAATTCGTGCTATCCGTACTGAAATCCGCTACTGCCGTCCGAACCGCCAGTGACAGTGTGCTACTGAACTTTGAGCGTCCTGCCGACCAGAGCGAGGCAGTTAAAACCAAACGGGCGCAGTACGGTCAAGTCTACTACGACAAGTATGCGAAGTCTGAGAATGGAGGTAATGATATGAGCAACAGTCCGCTCGTGAGCTATACGAAACTCAGCCCGAATCATTCGGGACGGCGCACGCACAGCATCGACCGAATCACGCCCCATTGCGTGGTGGGCCAGTGTTCAGTTGAGACGCTCGGTAATATTTTCTTGCTCACGTCTCGTCAGGCAAGCTGCAACTACGGCATCGGACCGGACGGTCGTGTTGGAATGTATGTGGAGGAAAAGAACCGTTCTTGGTGCTCTTCTTCCAACGCCAACGACCAGCGAGCCGTGACCATTGAATGTGCGTCTGACGCAACCGCGCCCTACGCTTTCAAGGCTGTTGTGTATCAAAAGCTCATCGACCTTTGCGTGGACATCTGTAAGCGTAATGGCAAGAAGAAGCTGCTGTGGCTGGGAGACAAGAACAAGCCCCTCGGCTATACCCCGAGAGCCGACGAGATGGTGCTGACCGTCCACCGATGGTTTGCCTACAAGAGTTGCCCCGGCGATTGGATGTACGCCCGCATGGGCGATCTCGCCAGCAAGGTCACAGCTAAACTTGGCGGCTCCGCTGTTTCGTCGGTTGCACCGAGTACCCCCGCCACAGGGTTGAATGTCGGCACTGTGGTCTCTTTTGCCGGAGGCAAGCACTACGTCAGTGCCAACGCTGCCAGCGGTTCTGCGGCGAAAGCAGGCCCCGCCAAGATCACTGCTCTGTCCGCAAATGCCAAGCACCCGTACCACCTCATTCACACCGACACCACCAGTAATGTCTATGGCTGGGTCGATGCCGCTGACATCTGTGTCAACTCTGGTGCGGAGCAGGCGGCCTATACGGTGGTCGCTGGAGACTCGCTCTGGGGCATCGCCCAGAAACGCCTTGGCAACGGTAATCGCTACAAGGAAATCATGACGCTGAACGGCTTGAGTTCGATCGTGATCCATCCCGGCCAGAAGCTCAAACTGCCGCCGTGAGCATCCTGAGATGCACGGTCTGCAAAATAGAGATCGTAGAGGTAAGCTGCGCATCTACAATCAGAATACGGCTCCATCTGCGATAAGTCTGCGAGAAATGTCACGACACGGAGTTCTTCCGTGCCGTGCGTATGACCAGCGACACCCACAGTAGGAATAATATTAAGCGGCCTTGAGCCGCAAGTCAGGAGGAAAATGTAATGGATTTTCTCAGCGTACTCGAAATCATCGTGGTCGTCACCTGTGCGACTACCTACGGCTTCATGCTTTACTTCAAGGTCAGGGGCAACGTCTTTGGCGCAGTGAGCGAACTCATTGCGTTGGCTGAGGCGTCTGGCCTGACCGGTGCAGAAAAGATGTCTCAGGTCGTCAACGGCCTGTATCTCAAGATCCCGGCCCCTCTGAAGAAAATCTTCACCCCCGAGCGCCTTCAGAGCATCGCCCAGACGATTTTTGACTGGATGCGGAAGTATGCCGACGAATACAAGGCGAACAGCGAGGCAGGCGTGGTCAAGACGCCCGAAGAGGTGAAGACTGATGTGGCGGTAGCCGCCGCTGACCTCGCAATTGAGTTGCTCAAGCTGACCGTTCCCGAATTGAAAAAGAAAGCGGAGGAATACGGCGTTGAGCTGGACGGCCTGACCCGCAAGGAAGAGATCCTGCGAGCCATTATGGAGGCTGTCCTGAAGAAAGCGTAAACAGGCTTCGACCTCCGGCCTGATACGCCCGCCATGCAGAGGGCTTGCGCCCCCTCGCTGGCCCGGACAACTGCATAGCGGATAGATGAAGAATGCCCCGTTTCGGCCCTCGTGGTCGGAACGGGGCATTTTTTTGTTTATCTATACGCCCGTAAGATACCACCAAACCGTGCAATATGGCCTGGAATAAGCACAATGGGATGCGGAAGGGTAATTTCACCATAGAAGCGTAAAAACGCGCATTGGGTCGGGGAAAGGCCTCCTGCGGTATCGTGAAGAAGGACCAAATGCGCACGAAAGAACAATAGACATTCTGCACAAATCGCGAAGTCTGTATTTTACAAAATGTTCTCACGGGCATTTGAGAACTTCCAGATATACTTTTACACCGTTGCGGAAAACCCCGCAAAAAAGCTCATAATGCTTTTTGCGAACAATCAACACCATATGATATCCAGGAAGAATTTTTTTGCAAAATCAAGAAATTTCTATTGACTTTACCGCTCGGTAAGTTATAGTTAAGATACGTTAAACAATACCAATTGGTAACTTAAAGTGACCAATAAGAAAGGAAGAGAAACATGAACGTGCGGTACAAAGGACGGAAGACGGTGGATTCCTTCGGTGACAAGCTGGCGAGACCGCTTGAACCGGCAGCAATCGTTTCCTTCTCCGACGAAGAATTTGACATAGTCGTGGCAATTCTGGAGGAGACAGGTTACGACTACGACATCTTTGGAGAACCGGGTTTCTGCTGGGCTGAAGTGACTGTTGATGGCAAGGAAGACTACAAGGACTTTATGAAAGAGTGGAAGGCGGGCAAGGAGGCGTACAACAGGTGAAAAGCAAGCCAGTCAAGGTCAGCGGAAAGCTGTTCCGATACGATTTCGACCGCTCGGTGGTCGAGTACATCATCGAGGCTGATGCGGAGACCATCAGCGAGGAAAATGAGTGGAAGCAAAAGCACGGATCCGCACTGTTCTGCATCGACTCCGAGGGCTACATAGTTTGTTCGATTGCCGGACTGAACGTAGCGAACTGGAAGAACGTAGCGGCTCGCAAGGAGTACCTGAGTGAGTGGGCAGACGAGCTGAGTGAGGAAGAGAGTTGCTTGGTTGATGACTTTGCCAAGAATGAGCTTCCATTCCTGAATGAGAAAACGAAATGACACCTGATCTGATTGGAGAAGCGGTTGTTGACATGATGGTTCTGACGGCGTTCAAGGTGGTACTCGGCATTGATGCCCTGATCGCTGACCATGTCTTCCCACGCATCCCGTTCATCCAGAGATACCTCGACAGCTTACCCGATTGCGAGGATGGCGAGGAACTGTACCAGTAAAAATTGGAGCGTATCCGCAGAAGGCGGAACGCCCGCAGAAATAGGAGGAATGTCAGATGAAAGCTAAGGAGTATTACGCAAAGTACAAGGACCGCATCGCATCGAAGGACGACAAAGAAAGCCTGCAAGGCGTATGCGATATGCTCTCCGAGTTCTGCATGGAGGCGAAAGAGCTTGTCGCCAAGCGCAAGGTCAGAAGCGACTGCGGCGGCGTCGCTGTCCTGCGCAAGCTGAACGACAAGTACAATGCGGTGTGCATGATGTTCGAGCGAGACTATGGAGCACCCATCATCAAGAAGGACGGCTTCATGTCCTACTGGAGAAAGCAGATTCCTGAGCTGGATCTGCGCTTGAGCAGAAAGGAGGCTGGGAATGATGTTGCTGGTTCCGTTTGAGCGGCTCGGCGAGGTCAAGCATCTGCTCGAAGAGTACAGCGAGAAGTACGACGACATGCTCGAATACGGGCACGAACGCCTGCGAGAGGTGATAATCGAAAGCGGGATCGCACAGTTCGTCAATGAAAAAGCTTTGCGCGAGGGAAAGTCGTACGGCACCATTGGGTACAGCGTCAGTGCAACCGCTATTTGGGGCGGTCGACAGCTCCGCAACCACGGAGAAATCTATCTCTACAAGTGGATGTGGAATGGCAAAGAGTTCGTGCAGGAAGATGCGTGGGGCGGTATCCATTTCAAAGTGCGCTTACCCGAACCGGTCATTGAGCTGACAGGAGGTAACGATGAAGAGATGTAAGCAGTGCTCGTTCAAGAACACCTGCGACAGGAGCGCACCGTGGGAGCGGGAAAAGACGTTCTATAGACGTTCGATAATGCTGGAACGGCGGAAGAGAAATGCTGATGAACAGGAACGCAAGCTGGCCGAAACCGGCGAGCCTGTTCCACGCTTTTACGGTGATTACGTTTTCTCTCCGTGGCGGAACGCATTCAACGGAAAGAAGGGCTGGTGGCTGAGCAAAAAAGGCTGCACGGTTGCGCTCTACTGCTTCACCGCTGAGACCGGGAAAGAAGCGGATGCCATGCTCGCCAACGGCGGCGGCAGAGCGTACATCGAAATGTACGAAACAAAAACCGGCGCAGGCGGTCTGGTGGAGTAGATGATCTGCCATCTACCACTGAAAGAAGGAGGCAACGAATGTTGGATTTCTGGAATGAAACGATCGTCAAAAAGTCAAAGAAACCACACAAATGCCAGCTCTGCGGCGCAGAAATACCTGAGGGCAGCGAATATATACGACAGAACGGTAAGTTCGACGGCGAGTTTTTCGACCGCTGCCTGCATATGTGGTGCTGTTCGGCTATCGAAGAATACTGCCAAGCCACCGGCGAGAACGAGTACGACGACTGGGCGGTGCTCGACTATGTTCAGGAGAAGGTCTGCGCGACTTGCCCGGAGCATGAAACAAATTGCCGTGTGAAGCGCATAATGGCTTGCCCCAAAACGATTGCGAAATACGGAGGGAACGGACATGGATGATTGCAAATGCTGCATCCACCAGAAAGTATGCGAACTATGGCGCAAGCAGGAGTGTCAGGATGCAGGGTGCTTCTTTGATGATGACTGCGAACTATTTGAGAGCGTCAAACCACTGACGGCGCAGGAGAGAGTGGAGCTTCAGTTTTATCGCATCTCTGAGTTGACACCGTGGCAGGTGCGGGCAATGCGGGATACCATCCGCGAGCAGAAAGAAGTCCTCGCCGGGTATGAAAAAGACCGCGTGAACGCCGACATTAAATGCACGGATACCATCGCATACCTGAACGACGAGTTGTTCCATGAGCTCGACTATGCCGCTTACTCCAACTTGTTCGAACGGATTTCTGGCATTACAGACTGGGAGAACGAGGCATACGGCGGGAGCAATAAGATTACTATGAAAAACCTGATCTGAAACGGACTCAGGGCCGTTCGCAGGAACTGCCCTGCGCTGATGATGGCAGGGAAAAGTAAGAAAACGCAGAAAGGAAAAAGAATATGAGTATCAAAGAACAGGACATTTTCCGACGCAATGTTGAATACCGACAAAAGGAACGAGCCGCTCAGGAAGCTGATAAGGCACTTGATATCTACGAGATGGAAATGATATCAGGGATCAACGCCCACCGGGCGGAAAGAGCAGCCCAGATGCTTACACGGGCTGAGCTGATCGCCGCACGGGTAGCGGAGGACAAGGCCGCGCGGGAGGACATGGAGCGGGAGTACAAGGCGTCAGAAGCTATCAAGCGGTACCTCTTTGGGTGTCTGGCCACCCTGTGCGTTTCCGCATTCACTCCCTTCCCGGTGTGGGGAGCCGTTACTTTCTGCTTGGGCGGCGCAGTCTTCCCGGTGTCGTATATTTTCAGGCTGTATTTTCCGCTCGATGAGAGCGAGGAATAACCCATGGATGAACAGAAAGAAAGGCGGGGGCGAAGGTGAAGGCAAGGCGTAAATTCAAGGCGGGGTCTGTGGTTAGAAACCTCGAAGAGTTGTTTCAGCATGACTATTTCATGCTGTGGCAGGGCAGCGAGTGGAAGACGGTTCACAACGCATTCGTGCGGTCGTGGCAGGTACAATTCTGCTTCCAACACATCCAGCGCGGCTATCTCCGAGTAGCCGAGAGGCTGACCAATGCAGAGTATTACGCGGGAATGACCGATTACGAACTTTTCGATATGCTTGAAACCGATGTATGCGAGTTCTGCGAAGGCAAGAAGACGGTCATCGGCTCTTGCGAAGGGCAATGGTGCGAGCAGGCTCTTGCTGCATGGAAGGAGGTTGAGGTGCAATGAAGCTCTTTCAGGTGTTGATGCTGAGCGCGGTGGTGCTAGCGCTCCTTGGTGTACTGGCCGAGGAAAGTGGGAGATACAGATACGTTGCCATGTTCGCGATTTCCGGTGCTTTGTACCTTGCGGCGTGGACACTGTCGATGATTTATTTTTGAGGAGGACACAACATGAAAGAAGAGTTTATCCAGATTTTCAAGGACAACATCAAACGAGACGGAGCTGACGACCTGCTGGCGTGGCTGGAGAAAAGCACGTTCTTTTCCGATCCGGCCAGCACGAAGTACCACCTGTCCGAACCGGGCGGATTGTGCCAGCACAGCCTGAACGTCTACTACCGCTTGAAGCAGTTCATCGAGGCGGAGGCAGAACGCGACATCAAGTATGCCAGCATTTCCGATGAGACCATCGCTATCTGTGGTCTGCTTCACGACCTCTGCAAGGTCGGCTGCTATCAGAAGGAACCGAAGAACCAGAAGACATACGACCCGACGAAGGTCGGACAGGCGCAGAGATACCAGATCAAGCACGACGATCTCGGCGACTTCATTTGGGAAACGGTGATGGCGTACAAGTTCGACGACCCCATGCCGTACGGACACGGCGAAAAGAGCGTCTACATCGTGTCCAGCTTTATGAAGCTGACCCGCGAGGAGTCGTTCGCCATCAGATACCACATGGGACCGTGGGGCAATGAAGATCAGAACGGTCCCAGCAAGGCGTTTGAGATGTATCCGCTTGCACTGTTCACACATTTCGCCGACATGGCCGCAACGAAGCTCGACGAAAAGGAGGACGCTTGATGCCGAGGTACAGGTGCCGCTTTCCGGACGGATTAGCTGTGAAACCAGACGGAGTGCACGAACTCGACCCGTGCGTGTATGCAGAAAAGCAGGTGCTGTGAAATGTGACGGTGACGGTCAGCCAGTGCATCCACTGCGGTCATGTAAGCATCGGATGGAGGAGGCAGGACAATACCGAGGAAGTCCAGTACGATGAACTCGATGAACAGCCTGACGAAGGCTGAGAATAACAAGAAGGAGAAAATACAATGAAAGTCAAAATCAATACGCATGGGAACCCGCTTCCCGAAAGCCACGGTGAATGGGTTGACCTTTACACCGCAGAGGACGTCACGCTGGAGCCGCTTGATTTCAAGATTATCTCGCTCGGCGTGGCGATGGAGTTGCCTGCCGGCTACTACGCGCAGGTCGTCCCCAGAAGCTCTACCTGCAAGAACTTCGGCATCATTATGGCGAACAGCGTAGGCATCATCGAACATAGCTACTGCGGCAATGATGATATCTGGGGCTTCCCTGCGGTGGCTATCCGCCATACGGAGATTCCGAAGGGGACACGCATCTGTCAGTTCCGCCTCGTGAAGCGGGACGAGCCGGTTGAGTTCGAGCTGGTCGAGGATCTCGGCAACCCGAACCGCGGCGGCTGGGGCAGCACAGGAACCGGAAAGGAGAAGTGAGCATGGGACATAAACCGACCGTCGTTTTTGATTTGGATGGAGTTATCCACAGTTACGCTTCTGGCTGGCAGGGCGTAGATGTCATCCCTGACCCGCCGGTTCCCCTAATTCAGGAGGAGATTGAACGCATCCGCAAGGCTGGCTACAATGTGGTCGTGGTGTCCACGAGATGCGCCGATCCTGCCGGCATGGATGCCGTCAAGAATTACCTTGACGTGAACGGAATCGTCGTGGACGAAGTGCTGGCAGAGAAGCCGCCCGCGCTCGTCTACATCGACGACCGAGCCATTCGCTTCGACGGAGATCCGCGTGGTTTGCTGGAGCAGATCCAGAACTTCAAGCCGTGGCATCAGCAGAAGCAAGGGGCTGGAAGCCAATGAAGGATCACAGATGGACAGCGACAAAAGAAGCGTTGCCTGACGGCGTACGACTGAATTACTGAGGAGGGCAAGAATGAACGTAAGCAAACTGCGCCCGTGCAAAGTGGGCGAAGAACTCTACCTGTTCCACGGGTTCACGCAAATCTCACAAATTGTTCCTCCGTCGCTCATGCGTGGCGGGCATGGTGGCGGCGTCGTATCCGGTGCCTATGCCATACTGGAAAGGCGGGATGGTACGGTCGGTCTGACGGAGGCTCAGCGAGTGCAGTTTCTCGACACACCGGAGGAGTTCGCCAAATACGAAGAGAAGGAGACGACAGATGTTTGACTATACGAGAGAGCACGAGAACGACTTTAGCTTCTGGTATCCGAAAATCAAGGATTGTGGAATCCCAACGCCGCTGACGTTCTACACGAAGCTGCCGAGCGCGGAGGAGGAACCGGAGTATGTGAAGCGGCTGTACGAGGCGTTTTACATGGAGCACCCGAAGGAGGACGAAGCAGTTGTCAAGGCATATCTGGAGGAGCGTGTCATTCCGAAGCTGAAGGAGATGGGGCTGAATGGCCATGTATTCGTCAAGAACGGTCGCTTCAGCAACAAGTTCAATGCGAATGGGACGTGTAACCTGTACGGCCTCCATGAGCTGTACCGGGCGATCATCCTTATCAACTACGAGGCGATGTTCTGCGGAGCAGAGGGTGCGGACGAAATCGTAGTGAGGAAGTTCATAGAGAGCCCACATGGCATGACACCTTGCATCTACAACGGACTGCCGCTGCGCCCGGAGTTCCGCGTGTTCTACGATTTCGACACCAGAGAGCCGATCTTTACCGCGAACTACTGGGATTACGATTACGTCTACCCACATCTGTACGATGCCACTGACAAGATCGTTTTCGAGCACGAGCACGAGAGAATTGAGGGCGCGTTTATGCAGCACAAGGATGCTGTTCAGACGATGGTTTCCAACGCGATGCGGGACGTGCAAGGGTTGACAGGGCAGTGGTCGGTCGATGTCCTGTTGGACGAACAGGGCAAGTTCTGGCTGATTGACATGGCGATTGCACAGCGCTCTGCATATTGGGAGATGCGCCCCGATAAAGAGAAGTACAGTGAGTGACGAAAGGAATGGAGGAACAAAATGCTTAAAATCGAAAATGTCGAAGTAACCGGCTGGGAGGCCGCTATCCGCGGAATGCGGAATCCGATGAACTCGTGGGAACTGTCCGATAGTACGCTTTGCAAGGGCGGTGACGGCTTTGAAGATTGCCGCGTGAGCATAACCGGTGAATGCCCAAGACTTGACGGTGATTTCAGCAATAACGTTTTCTGCATTGGTGAAAGTGACTTTTCCCTGATGATGCGTCTCCGTAACGCCGGAACCGATCATCGTAAATTCATGCGGATGATTACTGTGTACTTTGACATCACGGCGCCGCTGTACTGGTGGAAGGAGTTCGATACCTACAAAGTGGGCACAGTCGCCAATTCCTGCTCTACGATGCACAAGATTGCAGCGAAGGAGTTTACGTTCGACGATTTCAGCCATGAAAAGCTTATAAACTCTATGTGTATGGAGATTCAGGAACAGCATATTCGTTTGAGCCCAATACAAACACTTGCAACAACGATCGAATGCTTGAATGCCTATCGGGATTTATATTTACAGACCAAAGACAAGAAATACTGGTGGCAACTCATCCAGCTCCTGCCGAGTTCCTACAACCAGAGACGGACGGTCATGCTGAATTACGAAGTTCTGGCGAACATCTATAAGTCTCGCCGGCATCACAAGCTCGATGAGTGGCACACGTTCTGCGACTGGGCGGAGACACTTCCATATGCGAGCCTGATTAACGTAGTGATCGCCAGCACGCCGAGAGAGGAGAATGGTCGTGAGTAACGAAGACTTAGGAGACATTCCTGCGGTTCGCAGCAAACAATCCTCCATCCGCGACTGCCCCAGCGGTTATAGTCTGGCTTCCGGAGATGCACACATATCCGCACAGGACATCACCATAACGGTCGGAGAAGAATCGCTACCGGCACGGGAGGAAGCCTTGAACCACATACTGGAGGAAATCCGTAAACCACGCTACGCTTTCGAGCGGACCTTCGAGGGAAACAGATATACGAGGAAGATCCGATGAAGGAGCCGAAGTACATCGTCTACCGTATCTACTACGGAGATTGCCTTGTGTATGTCGGTAGAACAAAGCAACCCCTCCAGAACCGCATACGCGGGCACCTGTTCAGCAAGCCGATGCACCGCACCATCGACATCAAACAGGTGACGAAGATTGAGTACGCAGAGTTCGGCAGCGAGGCTGACATGAACCTGTACGAGATCTACTTTATCCTGAAGCTGCATCCGCCTTTGAATGTGGACGATAAGGCACATGACGACCTGAGCGTGTCGCTCCCGGAGGTTGCATGGAAAAGCTTCTCCACGCACCTATGGGACAGGTGGAGGCAGGAGATCCGGCAGCAGGATGGGGAAATTGACAGGGTGCGGAAGCGGTACGTCGAGATACCGCAGGAGATTGCGGTGCTGCGCAGTTTGCACCGGACGGGGCAGGTAACTGAGTTCGAGTACGAAGAAAAGCTTGAAATGCTCAGAAATGAGGCCGACACCGTTAGGAAAAAACTGTGTGGCAGGTGAGGTTCCATGTAAACAGATTACGTTCTTCCGTCGGCACTTGATGGAGCATCCCCCATCAAGTGCCGGCTTTTTGCATAGCCCGATTGTTTATGTGATATACTCTCAGAGCGGCTATTCAATCGAGCCAGAAAATGGTATGATGAATGCGGCAACACCACTAGAAAGTGATGAAATCATGGAATACCAGATCGGGAAGCAAATCAAGAAAGCGAGGAACCTTATGGGAATGACGGGAGAAGAACTCGCGGAAAGGTGCAATATCAGCACAACGTATCTGCGGCAATTGGAGGGAGGGAAGAAAACGCCCAGCATTCAAATGCTGGAAGCGCTATGTCGCGAGCTAAGAGTATCGCCTAATTACCTTCTGCCAGGAATGGGGACGAGTGCGGAAGCGACGGAGCAGGAGGAATTGATAATGGCGGTACAGGGGATGGCACCTGAACAGATTCGAGCGATTGCTTCGGCCATAAAGACATTTAGAAGGGAACTCGGTTTGTGAAGCTCTCCGATCTGCAATGAGAGGAGAAAAGTATGATTACACCGGGAGCGATTCGATTGGAAGCGGCAAAGCTGGACGCCTACATGGAAGCATTCGAGCATACTTACCTGCACTTTTTGGAGATTGGCTCGGATGAGCCAAAACAGCGTGAGCGCGGAACGTTCGCATTTTATGAGATCCGCGACAAAGTAGACTGGCTGATTGTGCAAATGGATGAACTAGCTGGGCACATGGAAGTCTGCAATGCAATTGCGGCTGCAAACAAGTATAGAGAATAAAACAGCCTCGGCTTTGCCGGGGCTGTTTTGTGTTTCACATGAAACACATTGGTAACGAATTGATGATTATATACCTCATACGTTTATTATGCACTAAAAATTACAGAATATATGCAATTTAATATTGACACGGTAGGTAGGTGTTGTATAGTTAAGTTACGGTAAATAACTACAAAAGGATAGTAGGTAGGAGGTGAAGAGAATGAACGGTTACGAGCCGTATAAGAACAGCATTGCGGCAGCACTCATTGAACTGGATCTGCATCACATCAAAAGGTTGGAGGCAATTGCAGTTGAGGTCGGAGATTTCAGAGCCCTGAAAGAAGTTTATGAAGCGGAGGCGGCAGTGGATAAGCTGCTTCACTTTATCGAAAAAATGTAAAGGATAACATGACATGAAAGACAAGAAAATCACGGTAGATGGCGTGGAATTGATCCCGGTGGGCAGGTACTGTATGCGTATCGTGGATTGGAAAATCCGCAAGCAGTGCAAAACGAAATGGGAAATCGAAGAACAGATGGAGGCGGTAAAATGAATGACATTGCCAAGCGTCTGCTTTCGCAGCACGACAGCTACATCGACGCACTGAAGGAGGCGATTTCAGCGTGGGAGCAGGCTGATAGCTACGAGGCCAAGAGAGACTTCATGCGAGCCATCGGCGACATCGGCGCCGAGATCCACCACATGAACAAGGTGACCGGTTTACGGTGAGGCGGCGCAATGAAGATATCACAAGCGAGAAGGTTGCTAGCAGAAGATGTCGAAACGATGACTCTGGAACGACTCCAGAAATACCGGGTCAAGGTGATCGACGCTTGGCGGGAGAGCCGAGCAGACTACGGCATAGCTCAGGCTGTTAGGGACGGATTCTACTTGCATACAGGTGAGAACGCTTCGGAACATACGCCGAAAGACCTGTGGCTTACGCAGAATCTCGTCAAAAGACTCGACGCAATCGACCTGAGAGAGCGAGAACTGCTGCGGAAACGATAATGCACAGCGCGGAGGTGCTGCCAAACCTCCATACGAGGCCGGGAAACGGTTCTGCGGGAGACAAGATATAAATTCACCCCGGAGCCCGGGAAGCGTCCTGCGGCCTCCTGCAAGCCCATATGACCGATTGGAAACGAAAGGAGAACACAACGGTATGAAAAAAGAATTGACCTTTGACGAGCGAATCGCGCTGAAAGCGAAACGGTACGGACTGATTCCGAAGTGGCAGCAGCTCAAGTACGGATTCAAACGGGCGGTATTTGACTGCGACAGCTTTGACGAAATGCACGCCATCGAAAAGATCGTACAGAGAATGGAGGACGCACACTGTGACCGCTGGTACTGCGCCGCAGGCGGTGTGTTCGAGGGCTGCGTATACGCAATGGACGCAGCCGACTACGCCGAACTGTCTCGGCTGATGGACGAAGAGTCAGCTCGTCTTGAAGATTGGTGGCAGAGATACCACGTCGCAGACGAAGAGACGCGCCGCCTGATGGCCTGCGGCGCGATTGCTTGAGAGAAGGGGAGAGACAGATGCACAAAAAAATGACAGAGCGCCAGATTGAAAAGCTGGCGTATGAGATCCGGAACTTTCTGCTGAGAAAGAAATTGTGGATGGATGTCACCATCTATTTCAACGGCAAGGCAATCAGCACCGATGACCGAGACGGGCATTATGCCTACAACGACCCGGCAAAGCTGTTCGTTCTGGAAAATCAGGACCCGAAACGATACTGCGAGTACGCGGGTGGTGTTTTGACCATGACCTTCGAGGGCGATTTCTACGCAGTCATGAACTACGGTTACAGGCCGAAGGTTTTGGAGGAGTTTTGGGATCTGCTCGGCAAGTATGGCTTACACTACGAGCTTGGCCATGCGTGGAGCCTATCGGTCTATTCGAACTAAGGGGGAGCGAGAAGGTGAAGAAGTTTAATTTCGTGATCGCTCCTGCCGCACTGGTGGACGCGATGCTTGGAGATATTGGCAATGGACCGGCGTCAATCAACGGGGATCGCTCGTCCGGATACTTCGTTGTCGCAAAAGAAACCGATGGAGACGGCGAAGTAAAAGCGGCGCTGATAGAGAATAAGGCGTTCCTCAAGTCGGATGAACGGTTCTACTCCATCCACCTGATTGATGACATCACAATGGCGGACTGCGAGCTGATTTGCACGGACGACCTCAGCCGCAAGAGCCTCGCCCGCACCGTCGAGGAGATGTACGGCAGCATAAGAAATCGCATGAAATAAACACCACTGTGGATAATGTGAAAAATATTTGCTAGGACTATTGACTTTTACGTCCGGTCAGTTAAGATAAGTACGATGAAACTTACCAATCGGTAATGAAGAAAGGAGATAACAGTAATGCTCATGGACTTGGTGATGGAGTTGGTGACGGCAACCGATGAAAAGGACAAAGAGCGGGCGTATCGCAAGCTCGAAAAGGTGGGTGTAGACAGAATAACCGCCGATATCATGGCTGCGGAGTTCTGGAAGGATGAGAAGAAATGAGCGAAGGTTAAGGTAGAGCTCTACTACGGCTCGGCAAACGATCTGCCGGTCATTGAAATTTGAAGGAGGAACAACAGAATGCTTGATATGAGTATGGACGATTATGTTCGCATCCGCAGGCGGTACCCTGCCGCAATGGATGGAGACTGTGCGGCCGACTTCACCGCTGATTTGCTGGAAGTCGAAGCGGCGGCGACCAGACGCAAGTACCCGCGTGCGGAAAAAGCAGCGAAGCGGCTCGAAGAGGCGGCAGCGGCGGTTCGCTCGGTTGCGAGAGATCTGTCGGGCGAAATGTTTGGGGAGGATGACTGACATGACCGTCGACGAACTGCTGGATAAGGCCGAAGAACTCGGCTGGTGCATCCGCGAAAGTGACACCGAATGGGAGTTCATCCAGAACAGCCCCGCCGGAGAAGATTTCTTTTTCGACATCAGCGTGAGCGACGTCCACAACGCGGGCGACATGGTGCGCGAGATCCGCTCCTATGCGAACGACTTCGACGAGGAGGAACACGCCAAGATGTGGATTGAAGCGCAGGGGAAAGTCTCTGGCGTTCCCGACGTCAAGACGCTCGTGAAAGATGCGGATGCCATCAAGCTGATGCTGAACGAGCTTGCTTCCGCAATGGAGAATGCACTGGAGGGGCGTTACGAAAAGGATGATGACCGCAGCGAATTGTCGCCTCGCCAGATTGAACGTCTGGACACTGATATAGAAAAGACGTATGAGTGGCTGCTGGAGGAGTTTAACATCGACGGCACTGCGGCTCGCATCATCCGAAACGTTTTGGAATACGCTGACCGCATGGAAGGCGACGAACAGTATGACTTTTTGACAGAGATGCTGGATGGAACGATTGGCTTGTCCGAACGTGAGATCCGAAACTTGTGCTGGAACTGAAGGAGGCGCGGAAATGATGGTTCAGGCTACAAGATGCTATGACTGCGGAAGCTACGTTTCGCGGGACATCTACTTTGGCAGGTTCGGGAAGCGCAACAACGTCCCACTATGGGCTTGCCCCAACTGCGGCGTGGTACATGAGGACTATCGGTGGTTCAAATACGTCAGCCAGCAGGAGGCAAACGCCATCATCGAACACCGCGGGCCTCGTGGCCTGTTCGTGCTGGAGACTGGCGTTGAGTACATCGGCATCGACAATAGCACCGGCGACGCTTGGACGGAAGAGTTCCCCGACCTGACCGAGTGCATGATGTGGCTGGCCGGGGAAAAAGAAGCCGCTCAGGCGGCAAAAGCACAGAGAAAATACGAGACAGGCGACGGGCCTGCCGAGGACGTGGAACTGCGGCAGTATAGATGCCTCCGGTGCAATCACATCTGGTACGAGGACTGCGACGCCTCTGATTATCCCGACTACTGCCCCGGCTGTGGCGAGAGCCTTTCCAGAGGAGGTGCTCAGGAATGACAAAGGCAGAACTGCGTGAGCGGCTTCGCAAGGGCGCGATCATGGACGACCTGTTCGAGTTCCGAGAGGGGCAGGAGTGCTGGATGTTTAAGGCTCCGAAGTTCGACCTGGGAGAGAACATCTTGTATATCCCGGACACGGATCTGAATGAAATTCCGGTTGTGGAGCACCCGACCTGCGAAGAAGAAATCGAGGAAATTATCGACCAGTGCTATACCGGTGATGACTTCGTTGAGGAGTGCGACGGTGATGTCAAGAAGGCAAAGAGGCTGTTCTGGTACTGCGACTGGCAGCATCCGAGCTCGGCGTTGCCTGAAATCGAAGATAAAGAGGAGGATGAATGACATGAAGAAACATATCTGGTGCGGCGACAACGACGTTTTCAAGTGGGAGCACGATGGACAGAAGTTTTGCCTGCACATCCGGAGAGACGAGTGCGCCGGAAATCCGCGTAAGGAGTGGGAAAATCTGTGTTTGATGGCCTGCTTCCACAGCCGGTATAACCTCGGAGATAGCATCGCCCAGAAGGCGCCGGAGAAGTTCTGGCAGCAGACGGTTGCAGAGCTGATTCCGGGTACGATGCTCGTCAAAGCGGCACGAAACGGAGAGATTGATGGAATGAAGGTCGTCGACCACAAGGACGGAACCGGCTGCGTAGACCTCTGTTTACTCGATCAATGGAGCGAGTCGAAAGACAACTGGAGCCACAACACGATCGACGGGCTGTGGCTGGAGGACGAGATCCGTGAGAACCTGACCGTTGGGAACTGCCAGAAGCTCCTCGAACCGTACTGCGAGTGGATGCCGCTCTGGCTGTACGATCACAGTGGAATCACGATTTCCTGTGGAGCAAGAACAGGGCAGTATGCTGACCGTTGGGACAGCGGCTGCGTTGGGTGGATCGTCGCCATGAAAGACAAGATTATGCAGGAGACAACCGAGATCCTGCGCGGGGAAGACGGAGAACCGATTCGCGTAGAGTACAAGCATGAGGGCGGCCCGTCTACATACGGCATTATGTCTCGACCGCTGACTGATGAAACGTGGCGAAAGAGAGCTATCGAAGTCATGGAGGGTGAGGTCGAGGTATACGACCAGTATCTGCGGGGCGAAGTATATGGGTTTACGCTTTACAAGCGACAGGAGGATGAGTGGGTCGAGCAGGACTCCTGTTGGGAATTCTACGGAGATGAGTTGATGGAGAACGGCATCGCAAACGAAGTCGGAGAGGGCTTTGCGGATGCGCTGAAGAATGGAACCTATGAACAGGGAGAGGCTACGGTTCGCACCGTGACCTACTATGATTTCGGTTGAGGAGGGAGAGAATGAACGCATTGAAACTGAAAGCCGAGTTCGATATGCAGGTGACGAAGGATGACCTCGATGACATCCTGTTCGAGGCCCTGAATGCCGGCGGAGTGGCTGAATGGGCGGACTGCGTGGTAGCGGTTGGTAGGAAGCTGGGAGAGCGCATCTGTGAACAGATTTCGCTTGGAGGAACGCTCGGCATCCACGAACGCATCGGCGGTGCGTGGCACGAATTGACGCTGGAGAAGATGAAAACCGGCATCGAGCAGTACCTGCGGGAGAGCTGCCATGTCCACGTCGAGGACGGTCGGTTTGCACCCGGCGATATGACGGCAATCGACGCAGATACCATCGTGCAGTATGCGATTTTCGGAGAGGAGAAGTATTGAGTGGTCTTTGAACTGAGAAAAGGCATGACCGTCACTATGAAGCCGACGGGTAATTTTACTCGCGGCTGGGACGGAAAACCGTTCCACGGTGTAGTGGAGAAAATAGGGCGGAAGTATGCGCACATTTCGATGAATGATTATGGCCGGCGGGTGTATCTGTTCGAAAAAGAGACGTTGCGCTGTACCGTAGAAGTCGAACACAACGCGGGGTACGAGCTGTTCCCGGATGACGCTGCTTTTCAGGACGAGATGGACAGACGCTTCATGATGCAGGAAATCCGCATCCGAGTCAGAGGTGGGGCACTGGAAGATCTGAACCTTGAACAGATGTGTCAGATTTATGAGTTGGTCACCGGAGAAGCCATAGGAGACAATACAGCGGACTGATAGCTACCATCCCTTCATCCGGGCTCGCCCAAAAGCATAGGCGCCCTCTCCAATACTAATGCTTTCACAAAATCAACGCATTTGTGGATTTTTTACGAATTTCCTATTGACTCAGGCGGTAGGTAAAGTACGATAAGATTACGGGAAAACCCAATTACATGACTGCCCGCTATCGTGAAAGGAGGAGTATATGAAAGATTTGAATGAGGTCGTCAGCCGGAAAATCGACGACAGATACAGACAGCTCGAAGAAACGCTGGCGGAGTTTCGTCCCGGGAAAAATCCGCGAGATCGAATGGCTGCGTCGGTGCATCGCGGACCTGGAAGCGCAGGCGAGGATGCTTGCGTGGATGGAAAGAGAGGTGAAGAAAGGATGACAACGGAAGTCACTTGCCCGTTCTGCGGAGCAAAGAAGCTGGTTGGGCAGCCGTGCCCGGAATGTGGCAAAAAGGGAAGCGCGATTCTGAAGGCCGAGGACAATATCTTTTGGCGCATCTGGCATCCGATTTCTGAGCACCGCAACTTCGACGATGCGCTCAAAGCTGCGGGGGAATTGTTCGACGCCGGCATAGAAGAAGACTTCTGCATCGACGACGACCCCGGATCGGATGGCAACTGGCCGGGAACGCTGATTCCGTCCTACAAGCTGGTGAAGGAGGAATGCCCGGAGTGCGGAGGAGAATTCCGCTTCTTCGATATGATCCTCACGACCGATTATCACGGCATTCCATACCGCCGCGTCTGCATGAAATGCTATGAGCGCATCATGAAGACGAAGGGATACGACGGCGAGAAATACGACGAGTTAGACGAAAATCTCGACTACGATTACTGAGGAGGACATGACATGGAAAAACAGAAGAAGTTTGGCGTACATATCGAGCGCGACATCAAACTGACGACCGAGGACATCGACGACATTATGGTCGCTGCGCTGGAAGGCGGGTGCAACTATTGGTGCTCCGAAGCCGAGGTCGTCGAGGAGCGACGCTGCGCCGACTGGGGACATGAGCAGATTGCCCGTGGTGGTGCCCTGATCTTCCACGACATCGAGGACTACGACGAGAAGTGGGAACTGGATCTGGAGAAGTTCCTGAAGGGCTTCAAGCTGTGGGTGGAGCAGGGGTTCGACGAATACGGAGCGGTTCTGAAAGACGGAACCGTTGACTGCTGCCAGATCGACGACTCCTGTGCCGACGAAATCATCCAGCTTGCGTTGTTCGGTGAAAACACATTCGCATAGGAGGCGAGGGAGAATGCAATACGCAATCGGGCGTCCCATTGAGGGCGTCACGCTGAACGGTAATGAATATGTGCTTGACGGGGACGGCAAGCTGATGACATTCGACAGCGAGGAAGACGCGCTCGATTTTCTGAAAGCCTGCGGCTTCGCGGATAGTGACATCGAAGGACAGGGCATTGTGATCGAGGAGGTGAAGCGATGATTACGAAGGAAATGGTACGCGATGGCATTCACGATGGGAGCATCCGCTTCGTCAAGGACCCGAATATGGAGCACGGAACTGTATGCCAGATTGGTGACGGGTGGTTCTGCTTCGGAGGAGAGACAGCTGAAGGTATGCAGCCGGAGGAGTACCTGCGAGCCGTGCCGTCAGAAGACATTGTCAGTGAAGTGTATGACATGCTGGAAGCGTTCCGTGTGAGCGTCGAGGAGTTCGAGGACGAATACGCTTACTACGAGGCGTATCTGATCGAGCGATGGTCGGCGTCGAATATGGATACCCTGCAAACGAGAGACGCGAAGCTGGAACAACTCTGGGGAGAGTTCGCAGATATTCCGATGAACCCTGAGACAGAGAAGATGGAGGAGCCGTTCCTGCACTTCCCGGCCGGAACAGACCGCGAAGACATTTGGAGCTGGTTCGATGAACGCCACTCGAAGGGTGTCGTGTATCTGCTGTATGGGACAGAACCGAAATACTCACTCAAGAATATGGCACCGCTGGTTCGAGCACAGAGCCTCTGTTGTGAGTGCGATTCCGAGACCTGCGTGTTCAACCCGAAAGGAATCTGCATGGTTCCGTTCGTTACCGGAAATGCACCGGGACTGAATGAGGACGGATGCACGGACTACTGCTACAAGGAGGAAGACAGATGAAACGAAGCTGTATGTTTTGCCAGCACAAGGATGTCTGCATTCAGAGATCCGCAGCGCTGTTTATGCTCTACATCCAGACCGGACGGTACGACGAGGTGGAGGACGGACGAAAGCATCTCGACGTCTCTGCCGAATGCAGCAGCTTCTCATGGGATGTTGATGCAGTTGTGAGAGATGCTGGCATTCAAAAGGTCGGATGCCGCACGGCCTGGAGCATTATCGAAACGCGAGAGCCGAAGGGCGAGTTCTATTGCACTGAGGACGGAAAGTATGTAGGCATCGACAACCAAACCGGGGATGCTTGGACGGAGGAGTTCGACTCCGAGATTGACTGCATCCGGTGGCTGACTGGAGAGGAGGAAGATGACGATGTTCGAGGACATCTCGTTCGTTGAGTTCTGCAATGATGCTGGCGGCACCGAGGACGGCACCAACTTTATTGCGGCAATTAGGGGTTTGAGCGAAACCGGACTCCGCAACCTCGAATGCTTGGTACACGCAGCGACCGAGACGATGACCGCATACGACTCGATTGAGGAAAAGGTCCGCGAGGTTCTGACTCGTATGGGAGCTGAATATGAAATCATCTATCCCGACCGCTTCATCGCGGTCTGATAAGGAGGGCTTGCGATGGAATCTCAGATGTATGAAGTGAAGACCTGCCCGCTGTGTGGACAGCTCATGTTCAACGGAGAATGCGAGAACCCGGACTGCCGCTACCATTGGCACCCGATGGAGGACGATGATGAATAGCGCGGGCATCATCACCGTCCAAGACCTTGACCACATGGCGAAGCGATACAGGGTGTGCGACTTTGACGGGCGAGAAATCGGAGAGAAAGTCGGCGAGGCCGAGTACAGAAAGCCGGAGTATGACAAATACGGCCGCAGACGCTTCGACAAATGGGACAGTTTCGAGAGCAGAAACTACAAGGGCAAGCCGCCTTGGTTTACGGCCGAGGTTCAAGGGCTTGAGGCAAGTTCGGGCGTTCTGAAGATTATCGTCAGGAGGCGAGCGAATGAGCGAGGCTGATTTTTGCGGCATGGATGCCGGCGAATATTACGCAATGAAAGACTTCTGCGACCGCGAGCGGTTCTACCGACGGCAGGAAATGGAGGAACAGATGAAGAATAGAATGACGGTCAGACACGGGATGCTGTCCGACCTCAAAGCATACTTGGAGCAAAGCGGCTGGAAGCTCGAAGATCCTGTCGGCGAGTACGAGGTTCTGAGAGCTCGAAATCCGAATTACCCGCGCCCACTGCTGGTTCACAACCGCGCCGAGCGAGGCGTCGGATACAGCGTCGACGAGCGTGACCTGAAGGTCTACAAGGGATGGAAGCGCAACCGTAAGAAGCGTGGGCTTGATCCCGACTGGCCGACCGAACCAGAACGATACGCATACTGGGAAGGGAAAAACACATGAGCGAGATTGTGAGTGTGCAGATCGGACAGTCTCTACTGCCTGAGCGATGGGATCTCGTCGGCCAACCTGCGCGTCCGAGAATTGTCGATTCATCACCGTGGATGTGCTTCCGCACAAAGGCGGACAGCAAGAATAGCTCGGAAACCGCCATAAATGAGCAGGACGCGCCGCATAGTGACCAACTGGTATCATTTCACCCCCGAACCGGTAAGGGGCGCACACAGGCTCTCATGAGCTTCTTCGAGGAGGATTAGAAATGGGATACGGAATTAAACGCAGAGATATCTTTTATATCAGCAAGACGCCCGTGATCGGGCATGAGCAGTTCTCTGGCAGACCTGCCATCGTTGTTTCCTGCAACGCCAACAATAAGCACTGTGAGACGGTGGAAATCGTCTATCTTACGACGCAACCGAAGATTGACCTGCCGACACATGTTATGATTCGCAGTGCAAAGTCCCAGAGCACCGCACTGTGCGAGCAAATAACGACCGTGAGCACATCGCGACTTGGCGATTACTATGGCTCCTGTACGCAAGAGGAGATGGAGAAGGTCGATACCGCCATTATGGTGTCGCTTGGACTATGCTTCGGTCATGCCGGTCAAGTGGAGCCGTGCGAACATGAAATACCCGAAGCAGAGAAGACGTGCGCCAAAAGCGGCAACGAGACCGTTGCAAAGCTGGAAGCCGAGCGAGACACCTACCGAACCATGTATGAGTCGCTACTGTCTAAGGTGATCTGCACTGCGTAAGGCGTGGATTGCAGGCGAAACCTTACGGCGGAATCAACAGGAGGGAAGAATTTTTAGAAAAATATTGATTTTATCGCCATCTCGTTGTATGATGAATGCGCAAGTGCATTGAATGGAGGTGTAGCTATGACGGCACAAGAAGCACTTACGGCGGCATTGGTGGCGACAGGACATACGCAGGCTGAGGGAGCGAAAGCAATCGGATGGCAGGCGCAGAGACTGAACCAGCGACTGATACGCGGCTCGTTGAAGGTAGAGGAATTGTTCCAGATCCTTGACGCAATCGGCGTTGACTTTCACATGACGGTACGAGAGACAGGGAAGCCGGTCAGAATCCACACCCCCGGATACGGACGCAGAATCCGGGCTATGTCTGATCGCGTGATGTATGATACCTCGACATCCGACGCCCTTTCCAACAGCTTCTACGAAGATGGGGAGCACGAGTTCGATGCCGACGGCAGAGCGTCAGAACTGTATATCGACCGGGAAGGCCGGTATTTCCTTGCCAAGTATTCCAACGTTGACGGTGAGAGAGACAAGGTTCAGGCGATCAGCGGCGACCTCGCAGCGGCGTTCATTGAAAAGTACGGAACACAACTCGACAAGAGACCGAAGGCCGAATAAGGGAGCCAATCTAAAAAGAAGCAGGACGGTATATCCGCCCTGCTTCTTTTTTGTTTGTCAACACATATGGATATTACAAGAAAAATTTTTGAAAAAAATCTGCAAAAATTATTGACTTCTACGCTAGGTCAAGTATAGTTAAGATACGATAAATAATACCAATCGGCAACTCGCATATGGCCACTTGGTAGCTGGAGCAACAGTTCTGGAAAGCCATCGGTCGGAAGCGAGACCGGCAGTAAAGAAGGAGCCTAGAAGATGCTTTACAACGAATTTCTGGAAGGTACAGGTGCCATCGACATCCCGGCGAACTATGCGGAATACAAGCGCGTGGAGGAAATCTACATGGCAGCCGATTCGATGACGAAGGCGGACGCTTACAGAATGGCCGTGGTCGTCACCGAGAAGGACTACAAGAAGCAGCAGAAAGCGGAGATCGCATGGGTGAAGCAGAACATCATCCCGGCAGCGGCTTTTGTTCGTGGCATGAGTGACAAAGCCTGCGGGTTCCGCAGCAGCAAGTATTGGGTCTCGGATCTAGGCAACTTCTTCGAGCTTCGCTTGGAGCGCGACATCAACTGTGGTTCCGTTCGCCTGTATAGCTTCTGGTGCAACGATAAGAAGATCGACGTCAGCTCGACTGGCAGAACCCTCGTCGAATCCGCCGAGATCCAGAGCTACAGAGCTGGATGGCAGGGGAAGACCCGCGAGGAGCTGGAAGAACTGTTCGGCTACATCGCCTGAAAGGAGAACCACATGGAGATTATAGTTGTTCTGGAAGGAGTCTGCGGCGAGATCCGCAGGCTCAAGGCAAAGCCTGAAACGACCCTTGACGACGCGATGGGATTCGCTGAGGAGTTGGTCTACAACGGACTGTACACAAGGGCAACCGTCGAGGTAGACGGTGCAAGCTACTGCGAGTACGAGATGTAAGGAGGATACAACATGGCAATCTATACGAACGTGTACGGGGACAGCCATACCCCCGACTACGAGGGCTGCGTCCTCGACTGGTACGAGCACAACGGCTACGACGATTCTGACTGGTACGCGATCTGCTGGAACGAAGAGAAGCAGGCCATCGACGAGGTCCTGTTCAACACCACTCGTTGCGCCTGCGACGGTTACGCTGAGATAGACGCAACGACGGAGGTTCTTCGGAAGGTGTATCGCTACTGGAAGAAAATCGGCCGCGCCATGTTCGACAACAGAACGAATCCGGAGCAGGCGAAGAAGCCACACGTCGGAGACACCGTTCGTATCGTTGGCGGCCGCAAGATCAAGAAGGGGACGGAGTGCAAGGTGTTCTGGACGGGCAGTTGCCGCAACCCCTACACTGGCTGCCGGGAGGACCGACTCGGTGTTGAAGTAGACGGCAACCGGCAGTTCATCAATGAGGAGCAGGCAGAACTGGTTGGCTGGCAGGATCGCCTTATGACCGGCAAGGAGCGCAAGCGGCAGATCCAGAACTTCGCAGTGAACTCGATGCCGAGCCATTATCGGCCTCGCTTCAGCAAGAGAGAATGGGAGAGGGAGTACCTTGTAGGAAAAGAGCCGAGCTGGAAACGGCTCGTTGGTTGATAAGGAGGAACACACAATGGAAAGAACGATTTTGGCATACATGACCGTAGACGAAGACCGAGCGTTCGAGGAGGCGGACGGCCCGATCTCGTATCTGGAACGAGAAGCCGGCTGGTTGGAGCAGAGCGGCATCCACTTGGAGAACGCCGCTATCGTGGATGAAGACGCAGAAGACCCAAAGGAGCGGTATCTGATCTACCTCGCCCGCTTCGCATTTGAGCACCTATCCGACGGAGATGTTTACCCGATGACGTTTAGGGAGTGGATGGGGCGCGAAACGAGCGTCTCGATGATTGGGCGGACAGCATTGTTCGATACCAACGGAGTAGACTCGCAGCTCAATGAGCGAAGCGGAAGCAAGGCTCTGGTAGTACGCCTGCTTGCCGAAGGAGAAATGATGATGACCTGCAATAAATGCCGCCATTTCTACCGAAAGATGACGAACAGCATCGGGTACAACCCCGTTCCGTTCTGCCACCTGCGAGATGACACCGGACGGGAACCAGACGCGCTGGGGCGAAGCTGTTTCGAGCCGTGCGAAACGACAGGGCAGTTCCAGAAGCGAGTCTTCGGGAAGCACGTTCTTCGGTACGACGAGACGTTTCGATACCAGCTCCTCGACCGTCTGATGATGGACTGCAAATACTTCCTTGGATACGGGAACCGATGCGAGAAGTGCCTGTGGGCGGGGAACGTGAAAGACCACATCCTCGCTATGATGGTACTCTGGCGCAGCTTTCCGGCAGACAAGCAGCCAGAGTGGCTGACGTGGGAGCAGATTTGCGAGTATAAAGCGCTGATGGCGGGAAATGCAGAATGAAGACTGGGCGGTGGAAGGTACATTTCGATGTCACCCTCGACGGCGTAGGCATTGACTTCGATGAACTGCCAGCGTCGGAGAAGCGGCGTATCCAGAGGCTGCTGGCGTTCGGAACAGTAGCCGGCGAAGTGACTGTCCCGACCACCGGCGAAGACGGTAGGGTACTGCACGAAATTGTCAGAAGCGACGGATACCGAGACCGGTATCACCAAGATCAGTTCGTTAAGCCGGATTGGTAAATAATCAACGCCAGTGTGGATTTTTTGCGAATTTCCTATTGACAACGGAGGTAGGTGTTGTACGATAAGATTGTGGGAAATCAATCCCACAAAAGGCATCGGACGGGAGGTGCAAACGAAATGGAGCTTGATAGTATGACCCAAGCTGAACTCATTGTCTGGTTGGAAACCCTCGCAGAATTGGTCGAAACAAAAGCGGAGAGCGGCGGTGATGCAGCGGAAATTATCCGCAGCAAAATTGCCGCCCTGAAAGCAAAATAAAATCGGGCTACCCCGACTGACTCACAACAGAAAAGGTAGCCCGATACCCAAAAAGGGGCGAGACGAACCCGTCTTCGTCTTGCCCTCTTATGGTAGCACAAAGACGGGGAGAAATCAATAGGAGGCAGCTGAAATGGGATATGTGACGGCAGAAGATACCCGGTACACGCAGCAGCAGAAAGCACTCGACGAGATTGCTACGAAGCTGGGTGTGGTCGCCTACCGGCCAGATTATCACGGATGGACGGGAGACAAGAACACGGTTCTGTTCTACCTAAAAGAAGACGAGCGGCACAACCGCAAGGTCGACCGACAGCCGGTACGATACTCACGCTCGGAGGCGCGAGATAGGAAAATAGACGTCAACGGAGACTTCGTCTACCGCGATCACTTCTGGTCGTTCGAGAACAGCGATGCAAACGGACTGTTTGACATGGGGTTGGCAAACAACGGGAAGTTGAACCTGACAAGTTTGGACTGGAAGACAAAGTTAGAAGGTAGCGTTGCGTTCGCACTCGCCAGAAAGACTCAGCTCGACTATGTCCGCGGCACTGGCGGTTTTCTTGCACTGCGGGAAGCTGACGATGTGTATAACGACCTGAACCGCGAACAGCTACGGGCGCTGAAGATGATGCACGGGCGGCTATTCCTCGGCAACATCAACTTCTACGGTGACCAGCGCAAGAAGATTGTAGCTGGCGAGGAAGACGTTTACGAGGAGCTGCTCGATCAGATGGTCTACAACTTCGGATGCGACTTCGCCATACCGGTTCCCGACAAGGGATTGGAGGAGCTTATTCGAGCGTGGAACGGAGACGAGCGGCTTCCAAAGAAGCTCGTAGACGTCGAGGCAATGACCGGCCGCGTGGAGCAGCTCGGTGGAATCAATTTGATCTGGTATTGAGGAGGGAATGAGTTACGGCGAACAAGCCGGTGCTTGGTATGATTGATTGTCCGCATTGCGGGGGAACGAACATTGTGGGATGGAACGGGAACCACAAGGCTCTGTGTTTCTACTGCAAGAGGCAGTTCGTGGTGAAGCGGACGCGGATGCACCATACGATGCCGCTGACGGTTAATAAAAATGCAAAGGAGGCCATCGAACGATGAACGCATACGCAGAAATGCAGAAACGCCATCAGGAGGAAGTCAACGCACTTCCGATTTACTGGGCGTTCACAGAGGAACGCTTCGACGAAGTCCTGAAGGAACTGGGACTTACGAAGAACGACACCGACAAGCTGTGCCGCGCACCCGGCGGTGGTTTCTGCCTCGCCAGCGACGCGAAGATGATCGCAGACACGTTGATCCGGCATCGCAAGGAACTGGAAGCCGCCATCGAAGCCGATGCAACGGGCGATGACTTCATCAAGGATATGTTCATGTATGAACTTTGCAACCACGAGTACACCTACACCTGCGAGGTCGAGGAAGCTGTGGAAGCCTGCGGTTTTACGATGGAGCAGGTCGAAAATGACGAGAGGCTCCTGCACGGCCTTGAAGCTGCCGCAAAGAAGCTCTGCGAAGCGGCGGACTTTTCGTTTTAAGGAGGCTGCCATGAAAGTTGAAATCAGAGCTATTACCAAGAAAGAGGCTGAACCGTATGGAGACAACGCGGACATTGTCCTGACCGGGCGAAAGGCGGTTGTGTTCACGGATGACGCGGGCAATACCGGAACGCTCTACATGAAAGAGGAGGACATTGAGTTGCTCGGCAAGTCGTACATCGCGGAGAACTCTACGATGGAGTACAGCGAGGTCTGCGGCGAGTGGTTCCCGAAAGTGTCTCGGAACGCATACAAGAATGACCTGGAAAGAAATCCGCCAAAGATGGTTGACGTCGAGTTTGTCTGCGACATGGAGGGCGAATGCACAGAAATCTGGCGCAGGCTCGACACTGGAGGCTACCTTATGCGGCAGCTTTGCAGAGAACCGTTCGCCCGCTGGCTGACCTGCCGGAAGTTGCAAGGAGGATGGCTGGACGGAAACTGCATCCGCCCGAATGTGACGTTCCGACACGGGGCGCAGACAGAAACGGTCTTCTACGATGACTGGAACGGAACCGCTGCATACAGCAGCACATTCAATCCGAATTTTAGGGAGGGATAAAGATGGCTGAATTAAAGCTGATGACGCCGCTGTTCGACGAAGGAATGTACAACCGTGGTGGCCGCCGGATGCGAGCCGTATTCATCAAGGAGGTTTCCGATGGAACCACGACCTATCGACTGTGGCGCAAGGGTGGAAAACCCGAGATTGAGTATACGCGGCGCGACAATGACCGCTACATCCTGCACGTCGAGGTGAACAGCTACCTGATTCCGTTGAGCATGACGGAGTTCCAGATGGTCGACCGCTGCGGCTACCTGCCAGCTGTGAACGAACTGTACGGCAGCGAGGAAGGCCGCGCTGCATTCTTCAATGAGCTGAGAGAACGGGACGGATGGAATCAGTCAGTCAGTGTTTCAGAGGCCATGAAGCGCGAGGAAGAAGCCATTACGCGCCTCGGAAACCAGCCCACGAGATGGGTTGCCAGCATCAGAAACCAGCTTGCGAACCACGTTAAGTTCTATCTCAGGAGCGAGGAGAACGGCGGACTGACACGCCCGGATTACATCGGGGCTTGCGTCCTGAACAAGCTGGACGAGTGTGTGAAACTGTCCGAGGCCCATCAGGAGTACGTCCAGAAAGAGAAAGAGAAGATGGCGGCAGAAGAGGCGGAGAAGCGGCGTCAGGAAACTGAGGAAATAAACGTGAAGGCGAAGCAGGAGTTCGAGGAAGCCGTCAAAATCATCCGAGAAGGTGGACGCCTGAACAACGACCGCATCGACTACTGCGTGGGCGATGCCGTTCACAACGAGTCGTTGATTTTATTCCTTATGCGCCGGTACAAGGTTGATGTTCCGCTGAGAACGCAGGGTTGGATTTGCGGCAAGCTGGCGAACGTCACCATCAAAGACGGCAGGTGCGACGGCCTGCAATATTACAAGTCCAAGGGTGCTGCCTGTTCGCAGCGATTTTTCGACTGCATGAACGAGCTGGTCCAGAAGGTAATTGGGGAGGAAGCAGAATGATTACGATGGAAAACACCAGAGAGCTGATCGACTTCGAGTATGATGGCAAGGCGTACCAGATGACCAGCGAGGAGATCGAGGCGGCGTACCGATACCGCGAGAGAGAATACAGACAGAGCGATGCTGAGGTTGCACTGCAATATTTCGTGTTCGGCTGTGATCCAGAGTCTATGAGCGACGACGAGTGCGAGCAGGAAATCGCCAGATTTGAAGAAAGCTATGGCGTGAAGTACACAGATCTGCTCAACAGCATCCCGGAAATTGTCGATCTGTTCTTCCAGAAGCAGGACTGCAATATCGCCGAGAACCAGACCTGGGAGGACACCATTGCCGATGTCGTCCAGCGAATGAAAATGCAGTAAATCAACGCCAGCGGCTATGTAAAGAAAATTATCTGCGAAAATCTGCATTTTCTATTGACTTAGACGGTTGGTAATGTAAGATAAGCATATAGAGCAATTACCAATCGGTAACTCTTAAATATTACATCGGAAAGGAGAACGATTGCATGGAACCGAAGTGGAAGCTCGGAGATGATCTGAGCACGGAAGATAACCTGTTCGACAGCATTACCTTCGATGACCTGATTCTCGCCGTTCACTGTAATTGCAAGCGGATTACGCCAGCCGCGGTTTTAGCGACTGCGAAAGAAATCATCGAAGGCCGCATGACCGACTTCGAGTATCTGCTGAACAACAACATGGGAGAAATCATGGAGGCGGCGATGAAAGGAAGAGCGCAGTATGAGTAGCACAGTATGCTTCCCGTGCGAGGAATCGCAAACCGTGATTGTTGGGAGAAAATATGCGGACTTCTGGGCGAATAGAACTTAAAGGCATCGAAATCGACACTGTTAGGAGAGACCAATGACAAGAAAACGTTTTGTAAAACTGCTGATGGCCGAGGGATTCAGCCGGAATTATGCGAATTTTACCGCCCGACTTTTGGCAAGCAAGAATTTTTCGTATGAAGAAATGGCAGTAAGAATATGGTGATAAGCCCGGGGCAACCCGGGCGGGAAGGAGATAACAATGGAATGCAGAAATTGTGATTACTATAAAGCCAAAAACTGCAAACACCAGTGTATGTTGCTGCCGAACGGTATGACCTGCGGGGACTGTATCAACTTTGATTGGTACAGTATGGCGTATTCGGTTAAGCCGGAATACACGTCTTGCGACTTTGAGCCAATCAGATTCCGTGCTAAAGGCAAGGGAGGTAATGGAAATGGCTAAAGCTGTACTTATTTCTATTCGCCCGAAGTGGTGCGAGAAGATCGTTGGTGGCGAAAAGACTATCGAGGTCCGCAAGACGCGCCCGAAACTGGAAACGCCGTTCAAGGTGTACATCTACTGCACAAGCGGTAGACCAGATCTGAACATTCCTATTTCGCCGGAACGTTTGATGCAGGACTACTTAGATACAGGTTCCATGCAGTCGCTGAACTGCCCGCTTGGGAATGGCAAGGTTGTCGGGGAGTTCGTGTGTGACAGCATAGTAACGTACAACTACGATTACTGCCCGCACCCGGAAATCGGAATGGATTACGACTGCGGTGATAGTTGGTGGGAGATTGACGACGAGGATTTGAAATCTGCATGTATGACAGAGAAAGAATTTCGGTATTATGCGTTCGGGAGTGTGGCAATGTATGGCTGGCATATCTCTGACCTGAAAATATACGACGCACCGAAAGATCTGAACGAGTTCTGGCTTCCGCCTGAGCTATATTGCGAAAAGGAACGATGTGGAGGTTGCCCGTACGATCAGGTGGCAGATGTGAACGGAGAATACAGCTTCGACTGCGAATGGAAGCGTCCGCTGACGCGACCGCCGCAGAGCTGGTGCTACGTTGCAGACAAGGAGGCTTGAGATGGTAAAACGGCTGACAATCCGTAACAGCGATGGCAGCACATCCCAGCCCATAGATCTAAAATGGGCGGAGGCTCTGGAGAAACTTGCTGATTACGAAGATAGCGGGCTGACACCGGCTGAAGTCCACAGTATGTGTAGCGAATGGTGCGCGATGATGTCTGTTTGGAACAGCATGGGGAGCTATAACCGTCTGCGTGAGCTGGCCGAGGCCGACAAGAACGGGCGCGTGGTGGTGCTGCCGGACGTGCCGGAGGTGGAGTGATGGACTGTTTTAATCATCTCTGCCCATTCCGTCAGAATACAACAAGTAATTGTAACCGTTGCGAGTGCTTAGCGTGTCAGAACAGGTGTAAAGGACCTGTTACATACAATATAAGCAATCAAACGTTGACCGCAGACGAAATTGCAAGGATGACCAATAATCCCGATTATGGCGTTGGGTTGGATGTTAGGAGGTTGAGTGATATGAAAACAGTGAATTGTATTCGTTGCGATTTTCGCCAAAAGGATAACGGGAACTGCACTGCTGTCGGGGGATTCTGCACGGCGGTAGCGGCTGCACACTGCCCGAGGCTGCGGGAATATTTATATACGGGGCTGACGCCGAAACAGTGTGAAAACGCAAAGGTCATCATTGAGAGCCGCCCTGAGCCGATTCACGCACACATCGTTGTGAATTGGCTGGGCGACTGCCGGTGCTCCTACTGTAAAACGCTCGTGGACTGCACGGAACCGTTTTGCCAGCATTGTGGAGCGAGGCTCGACTAACCGGAAGAGAAGGAGGATTAACCGAATGGTAGACTTGACTACACTTGAAAAATACAGAGACCGCGACTTTGAGAGACGATACTACGGCTGCAATGGCGACAGCGGCAACGGAGCGTTCCGGGTTCTGGTAAATCAGCGGTCGTTCTTCTGCATCGCCAGCAACGGCTGCGGGTGGGAGCACGTCAGCGTTTCGCCGTGCAACAAGGAAAGGACGACCTGCCCGACTTGGGAGGAAATGTGCGCGATCAAGAATATATTCTTCCAACCGGAGGAGTGCGCGATTGAGTACCATCCGCCGAGAAGCGACTATGTGAACAACTGCGAAACCTGTTTGCACCTGTGGCGTCCGACAGACGGGAAGATACCGATGCCGCCAACTGCGTTCGTTTGAGAGAAGGGAGAAACTGCGATGACATTTGAAAGAATGACTGCGTACGAATCGGTCGGCGGGCACGCTCATGCGGTTCCGACTGGCAACGTCGACAAAGCGATGATGCGGCTCGCGGCGTATGAAGATACCGACCTGCGCCCCGAAGACATCGTAGAGTACAAGAAATTCGAGGACTGGCTTGTACAGAACAATACTACCATTGCCCATGTGATCGAGCTGCTGCAAGCCGAAAAGGACGGACTGGTGACGGTTCGGAAACGGTTCACCGAAGGGTGCTGCGGCGGATGCCACCACTTTCTGCGAGAGCAGGGGAAACGCTCCGGAGTCTGCGAAGTCAGGAAGTACAAGCATTATCCGAGAGCGGGACAGCCTCTTTACTGCTGCCAGTCCACGCAAGCCTGCCTTGACTTCGAAGATCTCAATGGGAGACCGGCTCGGTACATGGAGGGCGCGAAATGATACCTGCACCACAAAACGGAGGAACTGACAATGGCAAGAGGGCGCCAACAAAAATGGATATGTCTCGACTGCGGGGCGACGTTCTCGGTTCAGGGCGTTACGCCGAAAATGTGCTGCTCCTGCGGCTCTGAACGAATCGGCAGGGCTCCGAGCGCCGAACTGGCCGAGAACTTCGCTGCAAAGCGAGACGAGCTGAGAAAGCTGTGCGCCGACCTGAATCCGGCGTACCTGTACTTCTCGGACCTGAAAGCGCAGTACGACGAGCTGATGGCATACTGGAAGCAACAGCGCAGGCGAGGATATATCACAGATGAAGAATACGCAGCGCTGAAGGCTCTGTACGAGGGGAAATGACCCGAATACAGCGTTTTCCACGACATCCAGCAATACTTTCATCATTTGAACACGCTCCAGCGGTTTTAGGAGCTTTTTGATAGCTTGACGTGAGTTAGATTGCGGCGCACTGGAAAGGAGAAACGATGCACCACTACACTGTGTACCGGGCGAAGGATGACCAACTCGTAGCGTTCGGAATTGCGCGAGAGTGCGCGGAGGCGATGAAGCTGTCGAGCACAGCGTCATTCTACTGCCTCGTCTGCAACGTAATGAAGGGCAAGAATCGAAAGTATGAGATCCTTGTAGAATCGGAAACGCCAGAGGACATTAAACGGAGAGAAGTCGAGTCGCTGGAGCGGCTGAAACGGAGGATAGGACAATATGAAAAAACCTGAGAAACCGACCGACTTTCACATCGACGTGAAGCCTGTTTCGATCACGTTCGTTTGCCCTCACTGTGGGCAGACGGTCGCGGTTCCGTGGAGGGAGCTTTACATACCGGAGTATTGGGGAGATGACTGGGGCTACGCCGAGTGTCCCGACTGCGAGAAGGAGGTGAAACTGGGTGAGTACGAATACGACTGAGCGGAACGATCTGTCTTTGGGCGATATGGTTGTGTGTAGCGCCTACATCAGACCGAGCGGCAACCACTTCGAGATCGACAACGGAGACGCGGGAAAGGCACTGCTGTGGGAGAAGGACGCGACGGAGGGAAAGGAGTTTGAAGATTATGAGTCCTGCGAGAAGTTCGTCACGAAAACGGCTTTGTTCACCGGAGTCTTCGTCGGCGTGACATGGCTCTGCACGGAATTACTCTGCGAATGGAACGAGCCTCCGGATGGAGGAAGCGGCTTCCAATGCAGTTCAATCAATCCGAAGCCGTTCGCCATCGTCTACTACGCCGAGAACAAGAAACGGCTGGTCCCGATGGAAAGCATCAAGAAGGTGGAGATGTGAACTACTACGAGATCTACGACCGCTACAGTGATGAACTGCTCGCCAGAGGAACTGCGCGAGAGTGCCGCGACCAGCTCGGCTGTGCCAGCATGGACAGCTTCTATGCGCTGGCGAACCGGTCGAAGCGCGGCATCAACAAGAACTACCGTGTCGTCATCCTGAAGGGCGGGGAAACCGACTACCCTGTTTTGGGAGCGGACGGTCCCGACCGGCAGATACGGGAGAGAACGAAGAAGGAGCTGAAAGATGGACAATAAGAAACTCGCAACCACGTTGGAGGCCGATTTGAACAATGCGGTCTTCGCGCTCGGCAGGCTGACGGGCACTGCAATCGAAGCGATCAGCCGGCTCAAAGTCGCAAGCGGAACCGATGAAACCGTCGAAAAGGAACCGGAGAGGACCCTGCAAAAAGCTATCGCCATCGACTTCGACGGATGCTTGTGCGCGAACGCATACCCGGAAATCGGTGCTCCGCACTGGAACATCATCGTCGCAGCGGCGGCGGCACAAATCAGCGGCGTAGGCATCATCCTGTGGACTTGCCGGGAAGGAAAGCTACTGCAAGACGCACTCGAAGCCTGCGAAAGATGGGGACTCCGTTTTGACGCGGTGAATGACAGCCTGCCGTCATGGAAAGAAGCGTTCGGCAACAACAGCCGAAAGGTTGGAGCTGATGAATACTGGGATGATAAGGCATACCGCGTGGAGAACGATGCGTTCTGGAAGGGAGGACGGGGGTAATGGCGTACAGCATCGACTGCGCGTGCGACCGCTGCGGAGACGCCCATCTGTGTTTTCTGAACGTCACGGTTTCATATACGAACGCCGTATCCATCGCCCGAAGCAGCGGCTGGAAAGTGACCAAGAATGGGTGGATTTGCCCGGACTGCGTCCGGAGAATACAGGAGGAAAAGAAATGCAGAAAATCGTAATCGTACATCATCTGAAAGACGTGCAGCACTACCTGTTCAGCGTACCCGATGGCCAGAACCTGAACAAGGGAGATTTAGTGCTGGTGCGCAACAGCCGCGGAGAAGTGCCGGCTGTGTGTGTATGCAGCAGCTTCTCGGTGCCGGAGAACGTCCTGAGCACACTCCAACAGCGATACGGCGGAAAGAGCCTGAAGCCTGTCATCGGAATCGCAAAGATGACTCGCTTCGATGACGACAAGAGAGCGGACCGGCGGACGACGCGCGTCGACGACCGGCTGACAGAAGATCTCTGCATCGGAGGAAAGCATTGCTGGCAGGTCAAGGAGGCCGGGAATGAACTCTGCAAAGACGTGTGCCGCTGGAGAGGTGATGCCGGATGTGAAGGATGCCCAATCGCCGAAGCCATCGACAAGCTGGCTGCCTACGAAAATACCGGTGTTTCGCCACAGGAACTTCAGGAGGTCGTGAACCTGTTCTCCGAGTTCGTCGAGCCGCATGTACCGGCAGAACTCAAGAACTGGATGGAACGCTGCATCTGGCACGTCCAGAAGTGCAACGACCAGCGCCAAGAGATCGTACGGCTAAGAAAAGAACTGGTAATTGCCAACGGAACCGTCGTTTCTGCGGATGAGTAAGGAGGGAGAGATGAAACACTATATGCCTATCGTAACGGACAACCCACAGGACAATGTAGAGGCGGCACTGAACTTAGTGATCGTCAAGAACAACGAAGTCTATGTAAGAGGCTACGGTCCAGCTCCCGATTTTGATGATGCACGGCTGTATGACATAACTAGAGACCTGCTGCGGAAGTACAGCCCTGAAACGTTAGAAAACACTGACCTGAGCGACGATGACGAACTGTCGTTGGCGGTTGCTGAAATGCTGTTCGATGGAACCGACACGATGGAGGGCGTGATTGCCCTGCTCTACACGATGGCGTGGGCGTTCGCAGAAACCAGAGAGCGCCTGCGGATGTACGAGGAGACGCGCCTCTCACCGCTGGATCTGAAAGACCGGCTAATCGCACCTTTCCAGAACGATATGTTCGCTATGGTCTGGGGAGCGTTCAAGAAGCTGTACCCCGACAAGGGCTGCGAGATCTACTGGGAGCCTCAGATCCGAGGTGAAGAGGATGGAAAGCCTGTGTACGGCCTGACTGAATTTGCAGATGATGGCTCCGTCGCCGTCTTCGTCAAGCCGAGCCTTGAAGTAGATGACGCTGTTGAAGTCCTTGCACACGAACTCGCCCATGTGGCGGTCGGCGTTGAGCATGACCATGACGAGGTCTGGCAGGAGGCGTTCGACAAGATCTTCGAGGAGTATAACCACATCGGAAGCCAGATGTTTCCCGATGGGGAGGAGTGCGCTATGGATGATCCCGATGGAGAATGAGGCTAAGTTTCACTGGACGGGTGTCGGGACACTGAAAATCACGGACAGGGGATTAAGTTCTGTCTCATTGCGGTATATGCCGGATCTGAGCGTCATTGCCTGTGAACTCGCCAAACACCGCGCAAAGCCGTCTCAGGAGCCACACGGCGATGGTGAACAAAGTACCCAACCGAAACTGTAAACACCAGCCACGAGGCGGTAAATCAATTCTACAGCAGTTCCAGCTTTACAACAACAAAAAGAAGCGGCACAATCGCAAAGGGCGGCGCCTCGCTCTGATGAGCCGCCTTTCGTCAATGGAGGAAAGACTATGAACGAAGAATATAGCCGGTATGCCAAGAAATACAATCAGTACCTGCGGAAAGGCGACCTCGGATCAACGCTGGGCGTTCTACGCAAAATGGCGGACATCAGACGCCGCGAGGGATGCGACGCAGACGAAATGAAACTGCTGATGCTGGCGTTCTACATAAGTACGAGCGGATGCGCCGGAGAACCGAGGGTTGAGGCATGGGTTGCCGTTGCTGTGCAGGACAACGTATCACGCAACCGAGAGGACCTTGGGAAAGTAATGTCTGGGCAGGCGTACCTCGATACGGTCAGAAGGGACACCACACCGTCGCACATCATGTCGGTGCAGGACAGCAGATACCTGTTTGAGCTGGTGGCAGCCGGACTCGTAGACGCAGCCAATCAGGCGATACGCCGTTTTGCTGTTGCTGCTCAATGGTGATAGAATGTGGGGGCGGAAAACAAAGAGGCGAGATTGCCCCAGACGCACACACAGGCACCGTTACGGCTCTCCGACTATGAGCGTATAAAAGAAGTATTGCCTCTTGAAGTGCTTTGAGCCTGTGATGGGTGTCAAACCACCACAAAGGAGACAAACAGTATGAACAGAAATCTGAATGAGGCGATCTTGAGCATCGAGAAGGTGAAAGCTATCCTGTATTCCGTCGAGAACAGCTATCTCGACATTGAAGTCGAACCGCAAGAACGCGAACGAGCCGATATGGCGGTTGCAATGTTCTACGTCCTGAAAGATGCCGTCGATAGTCTGTCCGTTGATCTGGCAAAACTGGAAGGAGATTGCCGCGTGGTCGATGCCATCTATGCCGCAAACGACGCCCGGTGCCAGATGGCACCTTGACAACTGAAGATAGGGCAACGGGAGGCCGGGGATTACCCCGGCCTTTTCGTCTTGACTTGCGCAAAATATCTGATAGAATAAGAAAAGATCTTAAACACATCGAGGTTGGAATGAGTGGCAATGAATAACGTGCGTAAATGGTGTATAATCCCGACTCCCGTACATATCGGCGATGCCATGTTCCTTGCGGACGGCACCGGAAGCCATGACCGAACCAACCAGGAACCGTGAGGAATGCTATGTTTGAATTGTTAAAAACCGAGGGAAAGGCCCGGCGGGGTGTGTTTACCTGTGCCCATGGCACGGTGCAGACGCCGGTTTTCATGAATGTGGGCACCCAGGGCGCCATTAAAGGTGCGCTCAGCGCGGAAGACTTAAAAAATATCGGCTGTCAGGTGGAGCTGAGCAATACCTACCACCTGCATCTGCGTCCCACGGACAAGGTCGTCCGGGAAATGGGAGGCCTGCATAAATTTATGACCTGGGACGGGCCAATCCTTACGGATTCCGGCGGATTTCAGGTGTTCAGCCTGTCCTCGCTGCGGAAGATCAAGGAGGAGGGCGTGTACTTCGCCTCTCACATCGACGGCCACAAGATTTTCATGGGGCCGGAGGAGAGTATGCAGATTCAGTCCAATCTGGGCAGCGATATCTGCATGGCCTTTGACGAGTGCATTGAAAATCCTTCCCCCCGGGATTATGTGCAGCAGAGCGTGGACAGAACTTATCGGTGGCTGGTGCGCTGCAAGGCGGAAAACGCCCGGCTGAATGCCCTGCCGGACACGGTGAACCGGCAGCAGATGCTCTGGGGCATCAACCAGGGCGGCACCTACGCCGATATCCGCATTGACCATATGAAGCGCATTGCCGAGCTGGAGCTTCCGGGCTACGCCATCGGCGGCCTGGCAGTGGGGGAAACCGCTCAGGAGATGTACGACATCATCGAGGCGGTGGAGCCCTATATGCCCGCGGACAGAACCCGGTATCTCATGGGCGTGGGAACCCCCACGAACATCATTGAGGCCGTTGCCCGGGGCGTGGACTTCTTCGACTGCGTTATGCCCGCCCGGAATGCCCGCCATGCCCGGCTCAACACCTGGGAAGGTGCCATCAACCTGAAAAACGCCAAGTATATCACCGACAGTAGCCCCATTGACCCCCAGTGCGACTGCCCGGTGTGCCGCCGGTTCAGCCGGGCTTACATCCGGCACCTGTTCATTGCCGACGAGATGCT